GCTCGACAGCTTAGACGCCGAGGGTGGCGGTGTCGTGGTCCAGCCGGGTTGCCGTGAGGGCAGATACCCGATAGATTCGGGCATGTGATCGGGACAGGCCCGCTCAGCGAGAGGAACGAACCCATGACCCAGACCTTCGAGACGCCCGCGATCGACGACGCCGCGCTCAACCGCTACATCGACCAGTTCATCCTCATGGACACCCGCATCGCGGTCGGTCACGCCGAGACGCTGGAGGAGTGGGAGCGCTGGCACGCCGCCCGCGCTCACGCCGGGATCATGGCCGCAACCCTGGAGCTGAGCGACCCGTCGATCAAGCGCTACAGCGACGTGCTGGGTCGTCCCGAATGAGCTGGGCACAGCTCGCCGCCATCGTGATCGCCGCCCTGATCGGGGCAGTGCTCCTCGAGACCAGCCCGCGCGACAGCCTGCGCGAGCTGGCGGGGGCGGCGAGCCTGGGCGGGGCGCTCACCGCGATGCTCATCCTGCCCGCCCTGACCCTGACGACCTGAGAGGATACCCATGAGCAAGTACGACGTGAGCAGCGACGTCGAGGCGTCTGACCTGTCCGCCAAGGACATCGGTCGGCTGATCACCTTCGGGAAGTCCGCCGACATCGCCAGCACCGTCGCGGGGGTCTTTCACGGCCAGCTCCGCTCGATCAAGCACACCATCTCAGGCACCGAGGTGGGTCTGATCGGCGCAGAGGCCGACGCCAAGCTCGCCGGGACGCGCGACGGCGAGAAGATCCTGACGTTCGTGCTCGATCACGACGCGGCGATCGAGATGGATTAGACGAGAGGGACGGCGAACCGCTGCGCAGCGGGGAGCCGGGTGGACATCGACCCAACAGGAGCCGGATCGGCGCGGAGTGTGCGCACGCGAAACGCCGGTCGCCCTCGGGAAGGCTCAGGTGTGACAGCTCGGAGAGACGAGTCCTCCGCCCTGGAGGAGGCGTGAGACAGGGTCCGTTGTACCGCGAGCGGGGATCGTTGATCGGCCACCTACTTACCCATGCAATACCCCACCAGATGAAAGGCACCACCATGAACGACCGCACCATCCGCCCCCACCTGCTGTTCTCCGGTCTGATCGTCGCCGCGATGGCGACCGCGACCGTGGCGTGCGCGCCCATCGAGGACACCGCCGCCCAGCCCTCGCCGGTCTCGGTCGAGCAGATCCTCGGCGAGCCGACGGCTGCGCCCGCCACCGTCGAGATCCCCGAGACCCCGGCGATGAGCGTCAGCCAGTCCAACGCGGTCGAGAAGGCGCAGAGCTACCTCAGCTTCTCCGGGTTCTCGCGGGCGGGCCTGATCGACCAGCTCACCAGCGAGTATGGCGAGGGCTTCCCTACCGAGGACGCCGAGTTCGCGGTGGCGCACCTGGAGAGCACCGGGCAGGTCGATTGGAACGCCGAGGCGGTCGAGAAGGCCGAGAGCTACCTGGAGTTCACCAGCTTCTCGCGCGATGGACTGATCGACCAGCTCACCAGCGAGTATGGCGAGCAGTTCACCTACGAGCAGGCCGTCCACGCCGCGAACGCGGTGGGCCTGTAGGTTGGGCAGTGCTCAGTTCCCCCCGAACCGAAGCACTCCGTCGAGACCCCCGGTTGCCCCCGCACCGGGGGTCTCGTCGTTGATGGGAGCTAGATCTCCCGGCCAATCTGGGCAGCTACGGTGTGCTCGGGCACAATCCCGAGTAGATTGGTCTTATCGAGATCGGGACAGGCCCGATCCGAGAGGGAAGGAAAACCCCATGATCGCCATCGTCACCAAGTACGGGACCACCGACGCCTTCGAGGCTGGCGACGACATGCTGAAGGCCATGCTGGAGGCGCAGAGCAACCTCGGCAGCCCGATCACCTGGGCCCACCTCTCCGAGGACGTGGCCCGCGGGGTCTTCACCGGCAGCGAGGGCAAGCTGCGCGTGGTGGTCGCCGATCTCATGGTGACCAGCGCCCGCGAGGCCCTGGAGCTGGCCTCCTGGGTCAACGGCATGATCGCCGACTGACCCGCCTGGGCTGGGGCCGCAAGGTCCCAGCCATCAGGTGGCGAGCTGAGCATGAGACCGCTACCGGGAGATCTCCCGAGGGCACAGCCACTCAGCTCGCCACCTGGTGAGGGCACACCCCACCGATCCGAAACACTGCCAAGGAGGCAACCATGGGCCACGAACTCGACATCACCAACGGCGTCGTCAGCTACGCCGACTCCCGCACCGACGCCTGGCATCAGCTCGGCCAGCAGGTCGGCCACCTGATGACCCCCGACGAGGCGCTGGAGGCGGCGAACATGAAGGGCTGGAACGTCCGCAAGGAGCCGCTTCTCGCCCAGGTCGGCGACGAGCTGATCCCGATCGAGGGCAAGTTCGCCACCGTCCGCGACAACCCGGTCACCGGCCAGGTCGAGACCCTGGGCGTGGTGGGCAACTGGTGGGCTGCCTTCCAGAACGAAGAGACCACCGACCTGCTCGGCGAGATCGTCGATGAAGGCGGCGCGCACATCGAGACCATCGGCGCGCTGCACGGCGGACGGCAGACCTTCGTCACGATGAAGATGCCCGACGCGGTGGAGATCGAATCGCCGGTCACCGGGAAGATCGACACCACCGAGATGTACCTGGCGATCCTGAACAGCCACGACGGCCAGGGCGCGCTCCGGGCCATCGCCACCCCGGTGCGGATCGTGTGCGCCAACACCCAGCGCATGGCCGAGAACGCCGCGCGCTCCTCAGTCTCGATCCACCACACCGGCACCCCGTCGGCGCGGCTGGCTGAGGTGCGCCGCGCCCTGGGCATGACGTTCAAGGTCCACGACACCTACGCCGACACGATGATCCGGTGGGCCGAGGTCGAGCTGACCGACGCCCAGGTGCTCGACGCCTTCTCGAAGATCGTCGCCGCCGACAAGGCCGAGACCGAGCGGCAGCGCGCCGGACGGGTCGAGACGGCCTCGAAGGTGATGGAGATCTACCGCAGCTCGGCGACGGTGGACGACTTCCGCGGCACCGCGTTCGGGGCCTACAACGCCCTGACCGAGTACGCCGATCACTTCATGCCGGTTCGGGGCAAGGCCAACGCCGCCGACGCCCGCGCGCTGCGGACGCTCACCTCGGCGAACCTGGCCGACCTGAAGGTCACCGCCTTCTCGCAGTTCGCCGCCCTGGCGAGCTGATCTCAGACCATGGCGGGAGGGGCGCTCAGTTCGCTCCTCCCGCCCTTTACCCCGATAGGAGAGACCCCGACATGGGATTGATGGAAGCGGCCACCGCCGCGCAGATGAAGGCCCAGGCCGCTGAGCACCGCCGCCTCGCCGAGAAGCTGGAGGCCGACGCCGCCCGCGCCGAGCAGGCAGCGCGCGAGCGGCACGAGCTGCGACGGTTCCGTCCGATCTGCCCGCTCAGCTCGACCGACCACCGCGATGCCACGGCGGTGGTGACGTTCACCCGCACGCTGAGCGGTCGGAGCTACCGCTACGCCGCCATCGGCTGGATCGACCGCCGCCGGGGCAAGCCGATGTGGTCGATCACCGGCGAGGAGTCCGGGCGCTTCACCTGGTCTGAGCTGCTCGACTTCATCGAGGCCGAGAACTGGCGCTCGATGGCGCTGGCGAACCACCTTGGGCAGCTCGACGTGCGCGACACCCAGGGCAGCGGTGGGCGCTACACCTGGGAGGGTGCCGACGCACTCAGGCGCGCAGCGACGTTCGCCATGGACGTCAGCATGGCTGCCGAGCGTTCACCGTTCCGCCCGCAGGAGCATCGCCCCGCGGCGGCTGAGTCGCTCCAGGGCCACCAGGCCCCGACGAAGATCGTCCACCACACCGAGTACGACTCGGTGAAGTACGGCGAGGACATCGGCGACGCGCTGGGCTGGGCAGACGGCCACGGCGGGCCGTACTGACGCCGACCCCGGCTGTCCAAGTTCCTGGGCAGCCGGGGTGTGGTCCCCCACAATCCCGATTAGATTGGTCTTATGCCTCCCGTGGTGGTGGCTTCCGGAGAGGGGCCGGGAGCCACCTCCAGGCGAGGGATCACCCACGCTCACCCGATAGGCCCAGGAGGTCAACCCCATGAACGTCCCCACCACTCGCGCCGAAGAGACCGGCACCTACAAGCGCCCGAAGTGGCAGCCCACCGACAAGCGCGGCGTCGCCTTGCTCGACCATGTGATGGAGGTGATCGAGGAGGAGGCCCGCGAGGCAGCGCAGGCCCGCCAGGTGAGCGCTGCCTGGCTCGACGAGGACACCCGCGCAGGTCACTGGGACCAGGGCGACTGGATCCAGCTCAACGGTGCAGCTCTCGATGATGCCGGGGTCAACGTGCTCGCCCTGGCCCTGGAGCAGGAGGGCCTCAGCCTGACGGAGGCTCTGGAATCGGACTACCCCGTGAACATCGCCCTGCCTCCCGCCGAGCTGGGCGGGCTGTGCGGCACGGCGATGTGCTTCGCTGGGCACGCCACCTTCGAGGTCGGCGACCAGCCGTTGTTCTACACCGACCTGAACTACCTGGCCCACAACGTCTCCGACGACGGCAAGACGCTGGAGCTGGGCCAGGTCTTCGGCGACCTCTCGATCCACCAGGTGCATCCGGTCGATGGTGCCAAGGGTGAGACGGCGGACGTGGGCCGTCGGGCAGCCGAGCTGCTCGAACTCGACAGCGAGACCGCCGACATTCTCTTCGAGGCGAGCAACACCCTGGAGGATCTGCGCGAGATGGTCGCCCGGATTAAGGAGCACGGCGGGCTGACCTGGAACCTGAAGTGCTCGGCGTGCGATGTCTGGCCGTGGCACTGCGTCGATGAGGGACCGGTCTGCGACAACTGCGGCTACCACGAGGATCGCTGCGAGTGCGAGGACGACATCGAGTGCGCCAACTGCTACGAGATCGTCGCCGAGGAGGGCGACCTCTGCCCCGACTGCGAGCGCAAGGAATCGACGGCCAACGGCGGAGACGATGACTGATCGACGCCCCTCCGGCGCGATCTGGTTCGACGCCCCTGGCCTCCGGGCCGGGGGCGTCGTGCCACGCTCGACAATACCGACTAGATTGGTCTTTATGAGATCGGGAGATGCCCGATCGGGAGGGAATGCCCTGATGGCACGCGGGATGAGCAAAGACGTGGCGAAGCTGGTCGCCGAGGTCGAGGCAGCCGGAGCCGAGGTGCGACGCGCCAAGGGCCAGCACCTGAAGGTCTACCTGGACGGCCACCTGATCGGGACCATCCCCTCGACCCCGAGCGACTGGCGCTCGCTGAAGAACGCCCGCAGCCAGCTACGGCGCAACGGGCTGGGGATCTGACCCCACGGAGTCGTGTTGTCCACCGACAGCACGGCCCCGCTTCTCGTCGCGGTAGCGCTGGGCGCGCAGCCTGGCGCACTCGCGGCAGTGGCGTTTCCCGTCGCGGCGCAGGTAGGTGTTGTACGGGGTCCACTCGTGCCCTGCCCCGCAGGCCCCGGTGTAGAGCAGACGGGCGAGCTGGGCGCGGGCCATGGACAAGTCCCTCTGTGCCCGCTCATTCGCCGAGGACGCCATCGCCAGCTCGGAGCGCACCAGTCGCAGCTCGCCATCGAATGCGGCGGTCTCCGCGGCCAGGAGGGCGCAGACCGCGGTCATCGGCTCGGCGCGCACGGCCTTCACCAGGCGCAGCGAACATCCCAGCCGGTCAGCGGTCTCGGCGGCGGTCATGCCCTCGGCGGTGAGGTGGGCGACCACCCAGGCCCGATCCGGCGCGGCGAGGTCGGCCATCGTGAGGCGACCTGCCTTGGCCGCGGGCACCAGGTGCTCGTCAGGCTCCCATCGCTCGCTCATCGTTGGTAGACCATCACGGCCTCGGCCACCTGCTCCTCGCCGTGCCGCTCGACCAGGGCGGCGTACAGCCTCGGGCTGACGATGACCTTCCCATCTCGCCGGGGCGTGGGGGCGACGAGGATCTGATCGAGTGAGAAGCCAGGCGGCTCCGATGGGATCGAGGGCATAGCGACCAGGGTAGCTCCCACGGTGCCAGGGCCGACAATCCCGACTAGATTGGTATTCATGAGATCGGGAGATGCCCGATCGGGAGAGGGACACCATGAGCATCGACACCCTGACCACCGAGCAGGCCACCATCGCGTTCGCTGCCTCGCGCTACGCCGAGACCAAGGCGTTCGACGTCGAGGTCGAGCGCCTGGCTGCGGACCTGCGGGTTGACGAGGACGAGGCCGAGCGCCTGCTGGGCAACTGGGTCGAGAACGGCGGCGAGAGCTACACCGGACGCCACCGCCGGGGCGCGACCGCCTGGGGCTGAGAGATCTCGCCCAGCTCTCCGAGATCCGGGGAGCTGGGCGGGCGGCGGGCCTGGAGGGCACGCTCTACTGGTGAGCTGAGTTGCGCTGACTGCCCTCGGTGCCCAGGGTGGTCAGCGCCGCCAGCGCGACAATGATCACGGCCACGCGCGCCCACTGGGGCCACTGCCCCTCGGCCATGATCGCCAGCCCGAGGGCGAACGCGGCGAGCTGGGCGGGGCGGCGTCGCGCAGACGGGCGGGCATCAGCAGATCACCACCCGTCGCGGTCGGCGGCAGCGCTCGCATCGGATCGGGCCGGAGGCCTGAATGCGCGCCGTGACGAAACGCGGGTAGACGTGCAGACCGAGGCGGCAGAGCAGGGGCATCAGAACAGCGTCGCGTGGGATCATGACCAGTGCTGTCCCCGCGCCGAGCGGTGCCCACCGGGGTGGCCCTGGGCGTGATCGCAGCGGTGCAGGCCGAACGCGTTATGGATCGTGGACCCGCAGCGGGGCCGGGACGGGCAATCGGTCTGGTGGGTCAGCGAGTCCACGTGCGCCTCGCAGGCAGGGCAGCGCTCAGCTCGCGTCTCCTGGGCGATCTCCGAGCACACGTGGTTGCCCATGAAGCGGTTCAGCCAGTGCCGCCAGCGGGCCGACCAGAGGAACCGAGAGCCGCCGTCGATGAAGCGGTCGGGGTCGTGGCGGATCCGCCCTGAGCCGACCACCACGTCCCAGGTCACCGAGATCACCGCGTCGTCGCTGCCACCCTCGCGGCGCTCGGTGATGTGCGGCTCGATGTCGATGCCCTGCTCGTCAGCCCAGCGCCGCGCGAGCGCGACAGCAGGCGCGGCCACGTCACGCATCCACTCCTCGCTGGCCTCGCCGATGATCCGGGCATCGAACGTACCGACGGTGATGCTGTGGTGCTCGACCAGGCGCATCCGGTGTTCCATCGGCTCGGCGAGCTGGGCCTCGCGCGCTGGGGTGGTTGTCGGGGTCATAGGTCGCCTCTCAGACATCAGCCCACGGCTCATCCGCAGGTGTCGGGTTCTCGGGTACTACCTCGCCCTCGATGGTCTCGGGAGCGGCGCTGGTGGGGCTGGATCCGGGCAGCCCGAGGTGGGCGCGGGTCTCGGGATCGAGCGAGGCCAGCATCTCGGCGTGAGGCATCCGGTCCAGGCCCGCGATCAGCTCGGCTGCCTGCTCGGCGAACTCCATGTCGGTCACGCCCACGGCCACGCGCTGCGGGGCGTTGAGACCGAAGAGCTGGGCCTCCAGCTTCAGCCCCTCGAAGACCATCCGCGTGCTCTCGATGTCGCCGGTGAGCGCTCGGGCGAAGTGGGCGCGGTGCAGGTCGTGGAGCACCGCGCGCTGACGGGCGATCATGTCCTCGGCGGGTTCGTTGACGATCTCGCGCAGGGCCAGGCGTACGTCTTTGCGGGCGGTGGGCACTGAGACCCCCATGCGCTCGGCGATCTGGGTGTAGGTCGCCCCGCCGTTGCGCAGGGTCAGCGACTTCATCCGGCGCTCGAAGATCGTCTCGTCCTCGGGCCGCGCTGCCTCGGCGATCTCGTCAGCGGTGGGCCGCGGGTTGCCCCGCTCGTCGATCTCAGTCATGGCCCAGTGCCTCCTCCAGTGCAGCCTTCAGGTCAGCTTGGCAGCCGTGGCCCATGATGTGGACCTGGGCCGCGGCCATCCGGTCATCGGGGCCGGACAGCGTGGCGATCTGGTTCGCCGCTCCCGCCAGGGTGAGCATCCCCGCCTCGAACTGGATCTCGCCCATCGCCCAGTTGGTCTCGGCGCAGCCCAGGCAGTGGGCGGCGTAGGCGGGCAGGCCCATCGCCGCCACCGACCAGCCGGTCTGAGACTGAGCGGCCATCGAGGCCACCCACACGAAGATGTCGCAGGGGCGGCATGGTCCCTCTCGCTCGACCTGCTCGGCGGTGTACTGGGTCGCCAGGTGCAGGCCCATCATCACCGCCGAGCCGCCGGTGGCGAACACGTCGAGCTTGCACGCCTCGGAGGGCAGCTCGTTGGTCACCCGGTTCAGCCGCACCTGCTCACGGCTCACCCGCTCGACCTCGCGCTCGATGGCGGGCAGGCTCAGGATCTCGGTGACCCGCCCACGGCTCACGTCGCCACCGCCCGTCGGTCAAGCGGGTGGCGCATCGCTGCCTTGGCCTCATCGTGGCGGTCGAGGGCGTCCTCGATGAACTCGGCGTAGCTGCAACCCAGCTCCGCACATGCCACGCGGAAGCGCCGCTTGAACAGCTCCTCGCGGCCCGCGGGGGCACGAACGAGGACCGCTGGCTTGCTGGTTTGGACTCCCGATCCACGCATCCTCTGAGGATATGCCGAGATCGGCGGTCTTGTCATCAGTGCAGGTCAGGACGTTAATCACACCGTCCCACAGCCCCCTGACTGCCTCGGAGACGCGCTCAAACGCCCCCGAGGACCACCAGGTCAGTCGGCGGTCTCGACCTCATCCATGCTGGTCCGATCGGTGAAGTAGTAGGTGGTGACCTCGTTGGACATCGTGCTCACCGCCAACTTCTTCCACATCTCGGGATCGAGCTGCTTCATGCGCTCCTCGGAGAACTGCACCGCCGTCAGGCCGACCTTCCAGCCGTCGGCGAACTCGATCGGCTCGCCGCTCCAGCCATCACCGCAGTCCTCGGGATTGTCACGCTCCCCGAGGGGGACGTATCCCAGGTGCTCGACGGCATACCGCTGCAACACTTCCTTCGCGTGCTTCTCTCGCTCGGCGTGCTCGGCGTAGCTGGCCTTCTCGAGTGCGGTCTCGATCCGGATCAGGGTCGCGCGGCGGTCCGGCACAGCAGGCAGCTTCAGCGCAGCCCGGTCGATGGTCAGGCGTCCGGGGGCGGTCGCCGCGACCCGCTCGACCGGAACCCGAGAGCGCTCCCACAGCGTGGTCCGGGTCTTCTTCACCACCGCAGCCGAGACCTTCGGCGGCTGCCGTCGCGGCTTGACGACCCGCTGCTTCAGCACATGGTCATGCCCCGAGGCGATGTCGCCCTTGGCGAACCTCGGCGCGAGCATCGCATAGATCTCCTTGCGCCGCTCCTGGATGGCTGCCTTCTCCTGGCGGATACGCCACAGCTGCTCGACCAGAGCAGCGAATGCAGGGTCGGCGTCGATCATGGCTCGGGTCTCGGTGATGGTCATCTGTCCTCCAGCGGTCGGGGTGAGTCGAGATCGAATCTATCCGCCGATCTCGGGATTATCACCCTCGCCTCGTGAGACCCTGGCAGAGCCAGCCGCCTTGGCATGGGGTCAGTGACCCAGCCATGCGTCTAGTGGCAGAGCCGGAGTCCGAGGTCAGCTACCCCGTCAGGTACAGTCCCGACATCAGCGGCCTTGTCGAAGGCAGAAATATCCCCTCGACATGACAAAGCCACGCACACTGCCGCTGTCGTCTGATACCGCCAGTGATAGAGATCTATTCTACGAATATAGATCTCATCACCGGCACCATCACCGATAGGGAGGAGGTCGATTAAGGCCCCGCTGGTGCGATGCTTGAATCGTACCGGGGGGCACCAAATAAAACAACCCCTTGCCTTACCCAGGGGCGCTCTGGTACGATGGCGCGCGAGCTAAACCGATAAGGGAGGACTTGTGCGTAGGAAGATGGCCCGACGCATCGCTGCCTGCGACGCCTTCGATGTCGAGTACGTCGAGCCTCACGCCGACGACAGCCGCCTCCTCTGGGCTGTGGCCGAGGACGGGTCATGGCACCTGATCCGGATCGACCCCGGTCACCAGACCGCCTACCACGCCTGCGATCTGCCGTGGTGCCATGGCGTCCGCCGAGGTCGGGAGTTTCACGTCTGACTCGGAGTTGTCACACCGCGCCATGCTGCGGCATGATCGTCGCTATGCCCGACAACCCCACCGCAGCCCCGCTGCACTCACTCACCGACACCGCGCTGCACGTCATGGTCGGCATGGCCATCAGCGCGCTCGACCACCCCGACTACCAGACCGGCGCGCTGTGCCAGATCGCCGACGAGATGACCTCCCGAGCGCGGTGGCATCGCCTGCTCGCCCAGCTCCCCTCCGACCTCGCCCAGCGGCTCACCGAACTCGAGACCGCCGACCGGATGGCCTACCTCGACCTCCTGGCCGAGGAGAACCACGCCCCGCCGCGGCTCGCCTCGGGCAGCGCGACGTTCAAGCGCCCGCGTCACCTGAGGGCGGTCAAGCCGTGAGCGACTTCTGCGACCTGCACCCGCTGTCGAGCTGGGACCGTGCCCGTCATCGCCGCGACGCGGTGATCGTCGATGTCGATGGCACGCTGTGCGATGTCTCGACGATCCTGCATCACCTGCCCGAGCGGAATCGGACCAACGACGACTACCGCGCCTTCCACGAGGCATCGAGGCAGTGCCCGCCCAACGAGCAAGTGCTGCTGTGGTGCGACGAGCAGGTGGCCCGAGGCCGCGAGCTGATCGTGGTCACCGGGCGCAAGTACACCCACGGCGAAGGCACCATCGCCTGGCTCGACGAGCATATGCGGCACAACTACCACGGCCCGTTCATGCGCGGTGACGATGACCGGCGAGCCGACACCGAGGTCAAGGCCGACATCGCTCGCCAGCTCCGCGACGACCACGGGTTCAACGTGGTGGCCGCGATCGACGACCGGCCCTCGGTCATCCGGCTGTGGCACCGTCAGCTCGGCATCCCGACCACCGTGGTCTACCGCCGAGACTGGCTGCTCAGCGGTGAGCACTACACCGACCTCCTCGACCTCGAATGGATCTGACCATGCGCGACCACACCCAGCGCCCCGCCACGCCTGCCGTCCCCTACGCCGAGGCGTTCGTGATCGACGAGATCACCGTCCAGACCCAGACCCGCAGCCTCTCCCCGCGCTCGGGCGACGGGCAGCCGGTACACCTGCTCTTCGCCCAGGCCGAGGCACTGGGCAAGCGGTGGTCGCTGCGCTCTGAGATCACCGGGCATTACGGGCGCTTCATGCTCTCGGCAGCCGCCCGTCAGCTCGCCGAGCAGCTCCGCGCCCAGATCGCCGCGGAGGCGAGCGCGTGATGCACCTCTTCCCGCTGGAGCCGCTGTCGATGGAGTTCATCGACGCCGCCGATAAGACCACCATCGTCGGCAGCCGCGAGAGCGGGCACATCGTGCTGGTGGCCTATCAATTCCCGTTCGACCCCGATACCGGGGTGCCGTTCTCGACCACGGTCCTCGTCGCCACCGACGATCGGCAGCCGCGCGAGGTCCGGGGCGTCTACAGCCTGGCGACCCGGCTGTGGTCGGCGAAGATGTTCCAGGCCAGCGCAGCTCGCCAGGCGCTGAAGCGTCTGCGTGAGAACTCCGACACAAGCGGGTAAGCTCAGACCCGAGGGATCACCCTCACCGCCCGTCGATGCGCCGTAAGGGGTTGCGGCGCATCGACATCGGGCATCAACCCCTCAACCCCTCACCCGACAGGAGTAACCCCCATGCTTCAGTTCGCCACCATCGAACGACCCTCCGACCTCTACGAGATGCCCGAGGGCACCCTGGTCACCTGGCAGCGCATCGCCGACGACCCCACCTCGACCGCGGTGGCGTTCCTGCACCGTAAGGTCGAGCCGATCGACGACGGCCAGGATTCCGATGTCACGCTGTGGCTCTCGCCCGGAGGCTGGGAGCCGATGGGCCTGGATGTCATCGAGCACTGGGACACCGTGCGCGTGCTGGTCCGCGTGCCCGACGAGGAGGATGGCCCCGAGCCGCAGCCCGCCGACGGCCCCGAGCCGCCGCGCCCCTTCGAGTTCCCCGAGCGCACCGACGCCGACTACCGCGACCGCGCGATGGCCCTGGCGGTGGAGTGGACCCGCGAGACCGACACCATGCGGACGACCACGCTGCTCGACATCGCCACCGGCATCGAGGGCTACCTGCGCGGCCAGTCGGGATCGGCCAAGTGAGCGCCCCCGCTCTCGCCCAGTGCGAGCATTGCAGCGGCCTGCTCACCGAGGCGGGCCAGGGCTGGATCCACGCCAACGGCTTCTACCGCTGCCCTGGCCGTGACGAGTTCGCCGCGCCTCTGGAGCAGCGCACGATCGACGACGCCTACGCCGATGGGTACCGCGACGGCGAAGCCGCTGGCCGAGACGAGGACTGCGGCTGCGAGGACCGTGCCGACCAGGCAGCCGCCGACGCCCGCGAGGCAGCCATCCGCGACGTGATCCGGGCGGTGGAGGCGCTGTGAGAGTGCCTGATCGCTCCTGGTACGACCCGGTGCTCAACTCGATGATGCACACCGGGCGCAACGCCACCGAGGCCGTGGTCGAGCTGATCCACACCACCGCGCCCGAGACGGTCTGGGTCGCCACCGACATCGAGACCCCTGGGCTGAAGCGGCAGTTTGAGATCAACTGCGTCACCGCCTCCTGGCAGGTCGGCGAGCGGATGACCTCGATCCTGCTCGACCCCGATCGCACCGACGGCGACGACATCGCGCTGCGCTCGCTGTACGACCACGCGGGCCAGATCATCCTCCACAACGCACCGTTCGACATTCCCGGTCTGGTGCGCTCGGGCCACCTGACCATCGACCAGATCGACAAGGTGCTCGACACCCTGGTGCTCGCTCGCTTCGCCGAGCCGGACAGCTACCTCGGGAAGAAACTCGAACAGCTCGCCTCCCGGCACCTGGGCATGGTCAACCACGGCGGGATGAGCCTGGCGTTTAAGGCAGCCGGGTATAATAACGAGGAGATCGGCTACGCCAACCTCGACATCGACGCCGCGATCTATCGCCAGGGCGCGATGGCCGACACCGCGGTCACGCTGAAGCTCGCCGAGCTGCTGATCGAGATGGGCATCGAGCTGACCCTGGATCACCCCTTCGCCTCCCATGGCGCGGCCACCCGCAGCGAGGCCGAGGAGATCCTGGCGGTGCCGATCCGGGTCCACCAGATCATGCTCAAACGCACCGCTCGCGGCATGGTCGCCGATCTGGACTACCTGCACGACTACGCCGACGAGGTGGCCGACGAGCGCGAGATCTCGGCGAACCTGCTCGCCGAGCACGGCCTGGAGGGCGGCGCGGGCAAGGGACCGAAGATCGTGGTCGCCATCGAGGAGATGGGAGAGCTCCCCGAGGGCTGGCCGCGGACCAAGACCGGGAAGCTGAAGGCGACCAAGGAGCTGCTCGACGACCTCGATCACCCGCTCGCCACCGCACAGCGCCACCTCGCCGACACCGACCGCATCCTGGGCTACCTCGACGCGGTGCGAGCCACCGCCGCGGTCACCGGACGCTGCCACCCTCAGTGCGGCACGCTGGGCGCATCGACCACGGGCCGGATGAGCTACGCCGCCCCGCCGCTCCAGCAGTTCTCCGCTCGCGCCCGCCCGATCCTCACCAGCGAGGAGGAGCTGTGGTCGATCGACTGGTCACAGATCGAGCCGGTGACTATGGCGAACATGGCTCACGATGTCGAGTTCCTCGCACCCTTCGAGGCGGGCGAGGATCTCTACGAGCCGATCATGCTCGCCGCTGGCATCGACCGTCCCCTGGCGAAGGCGATGTTGCTCGCCACGATGTACGGCCAGGGCATCGGGTCGCTCGCTCGACGCATCGGGCACACCCAGGAGTCGGCGCAGCAGATCAAGCGCCAGATGCTCTCCTCGATGCCCAAGTGCGCTCGCTTCATGACTCAGGTGACCCAGATCGCCGAGACGCATGGCCGCATCGTCACCGTGGGCGGGCGCATCCTGCCCGTCGATCCCCGCGGGGTGTTCCGGGCGGTGAACTACATCTGCCAGGGCAGCGCTGCCGACGTGATGAACAACGCGATCATCGAGTGCGACCGCGCCGGTCTCGGCGACCACATCAACCTCGCCATGCACGACGAGCTGGTGATCTCCGGACCCGAGGAGGTCGCCATCGAGGTCGAACGCATCATGCAACAACCACCGGAGCGCCTGGCCGACTGGGCGCAGCGGACCCCGGTGCTCCGTACCGATCGTCAGAGCATGAACCACTCGTGGCAAAAGGTCTGATTAGCTCGACCCACCGCTTCACCCCACAACCCCGATAGAAACAGGTGATTACCATTCTCGGCTCCACCACCGTGACCGCGATCCTGGGCACCGGCATCGACGCCAGTGACCATGCTCAGGTCAAGGCGTTCATCCACGCCGCCGCAGCCAACGGGCTGCACGTGATGTTCATCGTTCCGGGCACCAAACGCCCGAGCGACCTGCGGACCTCGCGCCAGCGAACCAACGACGACAAGGCAGCCCAGGAGGCGGCGCGAGAGGCTGGCCGCTCCGACTGGGCCAACGTCAAGAGCGCTTCGGGCCTGGCCCTGGCGACCACCAACACCTCACGCCTGGACTCCTACCTGAAGGCGTATGCGAAGCGCTACGGCGACGATGCCCACGTCAACCTGGCGATCGAGCTGGGCGGATCCCGACTGGTCGTGGTGGACTGCGACACCGCCGCCCAGCGCGAGCACTTCCTGGAGATCTCCGGTGCCCCCGCCGATCTGCCGCCGACGGTGGTCACTCCGGGTATGCGCGACGAGGACGGGGTGATGGTTCACTCCGACGGCGGGCACTACTACTTCACCGTGCCCGAGGGCGTCGAGCTGCCGACCGAGACCGGGGCCTACACCTGGGGCGCGGGCGACGGAGCGTTCGCGGTGCTCTGGGACCGGCGCTACGTCCTGATCCCGCCGAGCGTGCGGCCCGAGGGAGCCTACGAGGTCGTGGGTCGCGACTACGAGCTGCCCGACTGGCTGGCCGAGAAGATCACCGAGGTCACCTCAGCCCGCGCCGAGCGCTTCGCCCGGTCCAACGACCACGCCGACGGCGAGCTGACCGAGGTCATCGACGCCTGGGCCGATCAGGTGAGCTGGGCCTCGATCCTGGAGCCGGTCGGCTGGACGCGTACCGCGCGCCCGGACTCGTGTGGCTGTGACGCCTGGACCGCTCCCGGCGAGCACGCCAATCCGCGCTCGGCGACCACCCACGACGCGGGCTGCTCGCTGGGTCGCTACACCGAGACCAACGCGCCGATGCACATCTGGACCGACCACGACATCGAGCCGTTCACCGAGTGGGTGACCGAGTCGAAGTCCTCGACTCTCTCCAAGCTCCAGGCCGTGGCGGTGACGACCTTCGACGGGTCGATGAGCCGAGCCATCGAGGAACTCGATCTCGCGCCCGAGCCGGTCACGATGGACGCCGAGGATGGGCTGGCCGACTCCAACCTCGACTCGACCGACACCGGCAGCATCGACGAGCCGCTGCCCAGCTCGCCCGAGGCCCTGGCTGCCGCGATCGCCGACTCACAGCCCACCGAGACCGAGAACGCGCCGGAGGACGAGGCTGAGAGCCAGGACGCCCCCGCTGCGCCCGAGGCCCACGACGAGGGCGACATCGTGACGTTCTCGCTCGGCGACCTCGACGCCGCCCCGTTCCCGGATGAGATCGACCCCGAGGAGGAGGGCGTCTACCCGAGCAGCGTCGATGGGCTGCCCACCATCGCGGTGTTCGATTACTGGCGCGCGGTCCCGCCGCCGGAGTACATCATCGACGGCCTGATCGAGCACCGCGGCCTGAGCTGCGTCATCGGGCCTCCCGGCGTGGGCAAGTCCACCGTCGCCCTCGACATGGCCTGCCACATCGCCACCGGGCGTCGCTGGCAGGGCAAGCCGACCCTCCAGACCAAGGTGCTCTACATGCCCGGTGAGGGCCTGAGCGGTGTGGTCCAGCGCATCACCGCCTGGGAGCAGGCCCACGGCGTGACGGTCAACGACCAGATGCTCATCGCCGACGACGTGATCCACCTGAAGGCCCACCGCGATGCCTGGGTCGCCCTGATGGCCCTGGTGAGCCAGCTCGGCATCGGCCTGATCATCTTCGACACCTTCGCCCGCATGTCGAGCGGTCTCGAGGAGAACAGCGCCACCGATGTCGGGCGCGCGGTGCGCCGCATCGACGAGGTGCGTAAGGCAGCCAACTGCGGCGCTCTGTTGGTGCATCACACCTCGAAGGGATCGCCGGGGCAGGCCCGCGGGTCATCGGCGCTCAACGGCGCTCTGGACTCCGAGATCCTGATCGCCCCCGGTGACTGGGACTACGACTCGATCGGCCTGGACGCCGACGATCTGCCCCAGGGAAAGCGCATCCAGCTCGACACCACCAAGCAGAAAAACGCCCCGCAGCTCGACGATCCGATGCCGCTGTTGATGACCTCCTGGGACCGCAACGACTCGGTGATCATCACCGGGCCGACCGGCACGCTCGATCCCCTGGCATCCGAGGTCGTGCTCGCCAGCCCGATCCCCGAGCCGATCATCGAGACCGCGGTGCGTATCCGCCGCCACCTGGAGCGCTTCACTCAGCAGGGCCTCACCCGTGGCGAGCTGGCCCACCAGATCAGCCCCGATGCCTACACCCATCGCCGCGACGACGCCGCCCGGTACTGGAAGCAGCACATCGCCGAGGCGGTGGACCGCGGCCTGCGCTACGGCCTGATCGAGACCCTGACCGGCACCGCCTCGGGCAGCCGGTATATCCCCTCGGTGACCAGCATCGAGACCGCCCGCCAGCTCGCCGCCGCCGAGGTGATCGGAGACGATGGTGATGGCGATGACGACTGAGGGGATGTGGGCCGAGCGCGCCGAGGCTGTCGCCCGGATGACCCGCCAGGGCATGAGCGCGCGAGAGATCGCCGTCCGGCTCGGGGTCACCCAGCGGTCGGTGCAGCGCGACCGCGCCCGCATGGGCCTGACCACCCCGCCCACGCGGGTCAGCGAGGAGCAGTACCAGCGGGCCTACGAGCTGCTCTGCGAGGGCAGCGGCTACAAGGAGGCAGCCGCGACCGTCGGCTGCACCCCCGCCGCTCTGCGCGAGCGCTACCCCGGAATGGCTATGGAGAAGTCCATGGTCGATTACCTGCGCCGCGTCGCCGTGCGGGAGCACTACCAGCGCCGACGCACGTCGGTGTGACCACAACCCGAGGAGACGGCGCAGTTGCGCCATCCCGAGTGACTCGGTATATTCGACCCCAGCAGGGCGGGCGAAACACCCGCCAGTGACGCGCCCGCCCTGCACCCCGCCCACGCTTCACGCAGTACCTCCAGATAGGAATCTCCTGATGGGATCACCCGTCGTCGCCACCCCGCGTGTCCTGCGCCCGTACCAGGTCGAAGCCGTCGCCGCCGTCCAGGCCGACTGGCAGGCCGACATCCGCCGCGTCGGCGTGGTGCTGCCGACCGGAGCCGGGAAGTCCACCGTCATCGCCACCTTGGCCGCATCGAGCTACCACCTGGGCCTGAGCGTGATCATGCTGGCCCACCGCGGCGAGCTGCTCGATCAGATGCTCGACGCGGTGCGCGCGGTCGATCCGACCATCCCTGAGTCCGAGCTGGGCATCGTCCGGGCCGAGCACGACGACCACCACGCCTCGATCGTCGCGGCCACCCTCCAGACCCTCGCCCACGTCCATCGCCGCCAGGACCTCGGTCGCCGAGAGGTCATCCTCTGGGACGAGGTGCATCACGCGGGGGCGGCGGGCTACCACACCACCTTCAGCGAGCTGGGCGGATACGACCAGGCGTTCATGTGCGGGTTCACCGCCACGATGTACCGCGAGCCGGGACAGGGCCACGGCCTCGGCGAGGTGATCCAGAAGATCTCCTACGAGAAGGATCTGCGCTGGGCCATCGAACAGGGCTACCTCATCCGGCCCCGCGGGCTGACCGTGCGGATCGCCCAGCTCAACGCGCTCAACGATGTCCGCACCGTCGCGGGCGACTTCCATAACAACGAGCTGGCCGAGGTGATGGAGGCCGCGACCGAGTACGTCGTCGATGCCATCACCGCCCACGCCGCCGACCGGCAGATGATCGTGTTCGCCGCCTCGGTCGATGCCGTCGAGCTGCTCACCGACGCGCTGGTGGCTGCCGGGATCGCCGCCGAGGGGATCACCGGGCGGCTCACCATGGACGAGCGCCAGCCCACCTACGCCCGCTTCCGCTCCGGGGTCACCCGCGCGCTGGTCACCGTCATGGTGCTCACCGAGGGTGCCGACTTCCCGATGTGCGACTGCGTGGTCCTGGCCCGCCCGACGCGCTCGAAGAACCTCTACTCGCAGATGGTCGGACGCGCCCTGCGCCTCTGGGAGGGCAAGACCGACGCGCTGGTGCTCGACCTGTCGGGCAGCTCGCGGATGATGCGTCTGGTCAACCTCAGCCACCTGGACACCGGCTCGGACATCCGGGAGGTGGATGAGGACGGCAACGAGATCGAGGAGCCGAGCGTCGAGTACGACGAGGAGGATCTGCTCGACCCCACGCCGAAGCTGGTCCGCCAGGGTCCGGTCGAGCTGACCACGATCGACCTGCTCACCGGCGACGACACCCTGTGGCTGGAGACGCCCAAGGGCATCCCGTTCATCCCGCTGCGCGACAACCTGGTGGCATTCATCTGGCCCGACGATGACCGCGAGGAGTGGGCCGTCGGCTGGATGAACACCCGGACCGGCCACGGTGCCTGGGCCGACATCACCGCGCCCGAGGAGCCGCTGGTGATGCCGCTGACGCAGGCCCTGGAGGCGTGCGAGGAGTTCGTGGTCGAGAACCTTGATCAGGCCCTCCCGAGCCGCAACGCGAGCTGGCGACGCAACCAGCCGCCGAGTGACGGCCAGCTCCGCATGGCGCGTCGGCTGAAGGTCGTCGGCGCGGAGCAGATGACCAAGGCTCGGGTCTCGGATGAGATCTCGATCGCCCTCGCCGCCCGCGTCCTGGACCGAGCGCTGTGACCGCGCTGCCCGCCTACCTGCAGCCCAACGGTCGGCGCATGTACCCCGCCGCCACCGGCCACGACTGGACCTGGAACCCGGCGCTGGCCGCCGAGAACTACACCGAACCCGACCCTGAGGAGGACCCCATGACTGTGCTGACCGACGACGGCGACGTGGCGACGATGCCACGGCAGACCGCCACGATGGGCTACCCGCTCCCGCCGCCCGCTCCTCGGGCTGAGGCGGCGTATGACGGCTGGGGACGCTACAAGCTGCCCTCACCCACCACCGGGCGTCCCACCGGCTTCACGCGCGCCACCACCGTCGCCGACACCCTCGACGACACCTACAACCTCAGCCGGTGGAAGCGCCGCGAGACCGCGAAGCGGATCGTCGCCCTGATGGACGACATCGACGTGGCCGAGATCGCCGGGGTCGATCTGCCCGAGAACGACTTCGTGGTGGCCCTGCGCCAGGCCGTGGCTGCCGATGACAAGTCGAAGATCGACTACGCCCTCGACCAGCTCGACAACGCGATGGGAGGCAAGGAGGCAGCCGAGCTGGGCACCGCGGTCCACGCCTGGATCGAGGCGGTCGAGATCGGCACCGTCGCTCGGGTCAACGTGCCCGAGCAGTTCGTGCCCTACGTGGACGCCTACTTCGAGGTGCTGGCCCGCCACGGCCTGGTCGGGGTGCCCGAGTACGTCGAGCGCATCGTGCTCAACGATCGGGGCGAGGAGACCATCGTGGGCACCCTCGACCGGATCTATCTCTGCGTCGCCACCGGCGAGCTGATCCTGGGCGACGTGAAGACCTCGAAGACCCTCGAATACTCCTGGATGAGCTACGCGGTCCAGCTCGCCATCTACGGGTACGCCACGAAGATGCTCTCGACCGACGGGAAGCGGTGGGAGCCGATGCCCGCGATGAAGGGCCTGACCGACGCCGAGATGGAGGAGGGCGTTCGGCCCTACGGCGTGATCATCCACGTCCCGAGCGACCAGCCCGAGCGCTCCAGCGCGGTGACGATGGATCTGTGGTTCGGTGCCGAGACGATGGTGGTCGCACTCGAGACCCGCCGCCGCCGCAAGGAGGCCAAGAGCGCGGTGCCGTTCGTCCACGCGCTGCCGCCCGCCACGAAGGAATCCCTGCGCTATGTCGCCGCGCGACAGGCGCTCCTCAGCATCTCCAGCCCTGACGAGCTGGAGAAGGTCTGGGAGACGTACCAGGACATCTGGGACGACGACCTGACCGAAGTGGGCAACACCGTTGCCCAGCTCCTCTGATCTCGACCGAGACCAGAGACCCCGCGCAAAGCACACGCCCCGCGCATAACGAAAGTGAGTGATCACCATGGCTAACTCCCCCTTCGCCAAGGGCGGCACCGCCACCAAGACCGCGGCCAAGACCAAGGCCGAGAAGAGCACGGAGCCGGAGCAGACCTTCGACACCGCCGCCGAGGATGGCGAGGTCAAGCAGGGCAAGCCCTCGGGCGATCCCTTCTCGCTGCCCCCGGCCCCGAGCGAGATCCAGATCAGCGATCTGGTGGGCACCCTGGTGCTGGTTCGCCCGACCGAGGTCATCGAGGAGATGCAGACCGAGATCGGCAAGGCCGAGAACGTCGTGCGCGCCGACATCACCGCGGTGGACGGCGAGCTGTCGGGTCAGCTCTTCGAGGACGTGCTGGTTTTCCAGACCGCGCTCAAGCGGGCGCTGCTGAAGGTGCTCGACGGCCCGAACCCGCTGCTGCTGGGCCGGATCGAGATGGGACAGAAGAAGCCGGGTAAGAACGCCCCGTACCTCTTCGGCAAGCCCGACGAGGACGACATCGCCATGGCCCGCGAGGCCCTGGCAGGCTGACCGCCTCGCTCACGCACAACGCCCCCGGCTCGCAAGGAGTCCGGGGGCGTTGTGCGTTGACCCACAACCCGACATTGAGGTCCGATGGGGACTATACCCCGTAGTGCCTCACCAGGTCATCGACCAGTCGCTTGACCAGCCCCTGGCGCACGTAGTCGGTGGTGTGGGCGGTGCCGAGGTAGTTCCCGACGTACCAGCCGACCGAAGCGAGATCGGCCCACCGCCAGGGTGCCCACCACGACTGAAGGCGGCGCTGCGCGGCTGCCTTGGCGATCTCGGTGGCCCACCGTTTGCGCTCCTCGGGGGTCCGCAGGGTCATCCAGGCCCCGAGGTCTGCCAGGCTCCGCATCGGCGAGCCGAGCGGTAGATCGGCGATCGGGTCGCCCGCGGCCCAGACGGTGAAGCGCTCCAGGGCGACGTTGATCGCCCCGGCGATACCCGAGCGATTGCCGTGGACCGGGGTGTGGGGGTCGGCGATGGTCGCCAGGCCCATCACGATGAGATCCTTCGCCCGAGGCAGCACGTCGTGGACGAAGCGCACCGCCACGATCGCGCCCTGGCTGTAGCCGCCCACGATCACTCGGGTCTCGGGCGTGGCCCGCACCGCGTTCTCCAGCTCCTTCACGCCGACGGCGACGCTGGCCTCCATCGACATGTGATCGACGCCGGTCGCCGGCCCGAACTGAGCGGGGTAATCGACGTAGGCGAAGCGCCACCCGCGCGCCTCGGTTTGCCGCCTCATCTCTTCGGAGACCGCCGATCGGGCACCGCCGCGGCTCCAGGTGCCATCGACCCACAGCACGAGCGTCATGCGGCGATCTCCACGGCATCCAGGGCCAGGGGCAGACCGGTCGAGAGATCGACGATCGAGGCATCCTTGATCGCGGCGAGGCCGCGCTCGCCGAGGTGCTTGACCGCGCTGCTCGGATCCCATTCGAGGGTGCCGAACTGGAACTCCTGGAGACGGCCTCCGGTGCCGTTGGGCACCTCGCCGCCGCCCTTAGGCCAGCCCAGCTCGCCGGTCTCGTAGCCCTCGGCAGCCCACCGCTGGCCGATGAGGCCGGTGACCCACGACGGCTTGAGCACCGTCTGATCGTCGGGAACGTAGAGCACACCGCCCTGGAACGCCTGCACCGCGCCCTTGATGCCGTGGGCCTCGATCGGTGCCCAATCCCGGACCGGGTAGCCCAGCGGGCCGGACTCCCAGCCCAGCGCCGCCCATGCCTCGAAGATCCCCGAACCGGGGAGGTCGGGGTCGGCGTGGGGCACCACGAACGCTCCGGTGCGCGGATGGAAGTAGATGTGAGCGTTGTCGTACTCGACGAAGCGACCCTTGCCATCGCGGCCCACCGGGGTCTCGCCCTCGGCTCCCGGCTTCGCACGACGGTTGCCCACCCAGGGGTGTTCGCGGGCCTCGCGCTCGATCATGTTCTCCGGCGGCTTGCCAGGCTCGACGAGCTGGCTGCGGAACCGCTTCATGTCAATGAGACCAGGATCCCATTTCCCCTGCACAGCGCCGTATTCCTTGTGCGCGACGACGCTGCCCAGCGCGCGGCGCTGGCGGCGGTTGAGCGCCCGGACGCCCTTCAGGTAGCTGGTGTACTGCGGGGTGGACCAGCCCTCGGTGCCGCTGTTCTCGGCCTCGATGCCGATCGAGTGGAAGTTGGCGTTGTTCGTCGGCAGACCGGGCCAGGAGCCGATGCCTGCGTGGTAGGCCACCCCGACGCCGCACAGCGTGAACTCGCCGTTGCGCCCGAGGTAGAGCTGGGATGCCAGGCCCAGGCTCGGGTGATTGGCGATCGAGTTCGGCCCCGCGGTGCCGCTCGCGCCCATATGGTGGATGAAGGGGATGAGGTACCCGTCGGGCATATCGCCGTGGCCTCGCTGCCATGCACCGGGGTGAATGTGACAGACCAGGCCCTCGGCTCGCAGCGCGTCGGGAATCCAGGTGGGATCAGCCATAAGCCCGAGGGTAGACCTCCAGGGTGACATCTCCGACAATCACGACTAGATTGGTCTTATGAGTTCGGGAGATGCCCGATCGGAGAGGAACACCATGATCCGCACCAGCCCCTTCACCACCGCCACCGCCGCCGCCCGCCCGGTCGCCGGGATCGACCCGAGCGAGGGCCAGATCAACTACCTCGCTGACCTGCTCGCCGAGCGCAACTGGGCCGACTTCGACAACAAGAAGTACGTCAGCCGCGCCGCCACCATCAGCATCGCCATCGACGTCGCCACCGGCAAGCTCAGCAGCGGCACCATGTTCCTCACCGCGCCGTTCCTCGGCGGCAAGGTCAACCAGGCTCTGCATCAGGGCAAGGTCGATCAGCTCACCAAGGCCAGTGCCAGCGCGATGATCGACTGGCTCCAGGGCCTTCCCCGTAAGGCCGCTTCTGCCACCGCCAACCAGGTCGAGACCCCCGAGGTGCCCGCGGGCCGCTACGCCGTCGCCACCGAGGACGGCGCGACCAACGAGCTGGCCTTCTACAAGGTCGATCGCCCCACCGAGGGCCGCTGGGCCGGATTCGTCTTCGTCAAGCTGATGCGCTCGGATGAGGAGGTTCGCCTCAGCCGCGCCGCTGGCAACGCCATCCTGGCGAAGATCGCCGAGGTCGGGGCCGAGGAGGCCAGCAAGGCGTATGGCCGCGAGATCGGCGAGTGCGGTGTCTGCGGGCGCACCCTGACCAACGACGACAGCCGCGCGATGGGGATCGGCCCCAAGTGCGCCGAGAAGTTCTGATCCACACCCACCGCGACCCGGCCCGCCTCCCCGCGGGCCGGGTCGCACCCTCGAAAGGAACCACCATGAGCACGCCCACCGGATACGAGCACGGCCTCGGTCTGACCATCCTGGCCCACCGCCGCTACCTGGGTCTGAGCCAGTTCGAGATGGCCGACGCGCTGAAGATGAACCCGCACAGCTACAAGCGGATCGAGACCGATCGCCGCCCCTGCCCGCCCGGTCTGCTCGACAACGTGGTGGGTCTGGTCGCTGAGTTCGATCGGGCGCTCGACGCGGTACTCGATGAGTGGGCGAGCATCCACCCCGGCGATCGGATCACGATGTCGGCCACTGACACCCCTCTCCATCGCGCCGCGCTCATGCGGGCCGCTGTCGAGTTCGGCGGTACAACGCCTATCATTATCGGTGACGACAACACCGAGGTGAGAGCAGGATGAGATGGCACGCAAGATTGACCCCGACCCCGACGGCCAGGAGCAGCGCGTCCAGGTGTTCCTCTCGCGCTCCGAGGTCGCCGAGCGAATCGGGCTGAAGTCGATCCGCTCGCTCTCCGGGCTGAACCTGCCGCCCCACGATGCCCTGGTCGGCAACCACAAGGGCTACCTGGTCGAGACCATCGACCAGTGGAACGCCAACCGACCAGGCCGAGGGCGGTGGGGAGCGCGGGACCCCGAGCCTAGATCTGCACCACAGGCGTGATCTGAAGGATGACCTCGCCCGCGATGAACTCGGGCCGGGTGAAGAAGTTCCCCTCCGCGCGCCAATCGAGGCGTAGCTGAGCGCCGGGGTAGAGATCGACGTTGCTCGCCGAGGCAGTGGCGGTGCCGGGAGCGCCGGTGCTCTGTGCGCCTTCGACCAGCACCTGGCCGTCGAGCATGATCCGCAGCTGCGCATAGCGTGGGACCACCCCGGTGCGATGGTTCCCAGAGGCCGTGATGTTTGCTCTGTAGAGCGGGCACTTGCCGGGGATCACGATGCTCGACCCGGACATGATCGTGTACGGGTAGGAGTTGTGGGCGACAGGGCTGCCGGTAGACCAGTTCGCCCAGCTCGTCCCGGTACCCGCCATGATGGCGGTGGTGACCGCCTGATAGGGCATCGGCTTCTCCCACATCGTCACGTAGGTCGAGCCATTCCACCGCATCACCCGTACGCGCTCGGACGCCCCGCTGTTGCCGATGCGGGCGGTGATCATCTCGTCGAAGGTTGGGGTACCGTCGCCGATGTACAGGTCGGCCACGGCTCAGCCCGTCACGCCGTAGAAGATCCCCGCTGTCCCGGTCGCGGGGAGCTGGGCGATGGTCCCGACCCACAGCCCCGTCGCGCCGTTCTGGCCTACCAGGGCGCTGTCGGCCTTCCCGATCGAGGTCTGGAGCGCAGAGTTCAGATCGGCCAGGGCGATCGAGCCGTTGGCGATCTTCGCCGAGTTGACCGCGCCGTCGGCGATCTTCGCGTTGGTCACCTGGAGATCGCCGATCTTCGCCGTGGTCACCGCGGCGTCGCCGAGCTTGGCTGAGGTCACCGCGAGGTTGCCCAGCTCGGTGGTGTCGATGGGCAGCAGCACGTTGGTCACGTAGCTCGCCGCCTCGGTCGCGGCGATCTGGCTCATCGCCGGTCCCACGTCGTTGCCCATCTTCGCCACCGACACCGCGCCGTCGGCGATCTTGATCGTGGTCACCGCGCCGTCGGCCAGCTTGGCCGTGGTCACCGCGCCGTCGGCGATGCCGCCCGAGGTCGCCGAGGTGAGCTGAGCCAGGGTCACCGCGTGGTTGGCCTCGGTGCCCGCGCCGATTCTCAGCGCGCCTGCACCGTCGCGGTAGGCGAGCGTCCAGGCGGTCGGCGCCGAGGTGTAGTTCACTCCCGAGGGCTGACCGTCGGCCCCGTTGGTGTAGGCGAGGTTGTTCCCGGTGCGCTTGCTCAACTTGCCGTTGAGCGCCTCCTGGGTGGCTGAGCTGAGCGGCTTGTTCAGATCGCTGGTGTTGTCCACCGCCCCGAGGCCGATGCTCTCCTTGGTCACATACGACGAGGCGACCGCGGCGATCTCCTCGCGGACGATGACGGGGAACCGCTCGCCGACCGGATTGGCGGTGTCGATGGCTGGCAGCCGGTCAACCATGAGTCCTCCTACGCGGCTTCGATGTAGTCGATGGCCGCACTGTAGCGACGTGGCCCGAAGGTGTCCTTGGTGCCCGAGACCAGCAGGCCCAGCGAGCGGAACGCAACCCCGGTGGTCACCGTCATGGTCGGGTCGGCCCACTCGGCGAGGAGCTGGCCGTTGCGCCGCAGCGTCCAGGTGATCAGGTCAGCCGAGCGGATCAGACGCAGCGAGTCGCCTGCGGCGTAGGGTCCACCGGCAGCGACCACAGTGTTGACGTTGTTCACCCGGCGCACGATCGAGGCCCGAGCGCCGTCGAGGCGGATCGCCACCCCGCCGCTCATGTCGGCGTTCATCCAGCCGTAGACCTCGGTGATGCGGTCCCAGCCCTCGTCGCCCTTGATCGCCACGCGGGCCTCGATGTGCCCCGCGTCGGTCGGCTTCACCCCGCCGTTGAACCGCATCCGGCTGGTCCGCAGGCTGAGGTTGATCAGGCCCTCGGGGATATTCAGACGGGCATACCCGTTGGTGACCGATGCCAGGTACGGGTCGGTGGCAGGCCCGAGATCGACCCAGTTCGGCCCGAGGCCGATCGAGTCGTCGCGGTTGAAGTCGTCGCGCAGGTTCGCCCGCGACCAGAGCAGCGTCGAGCCGCGCCGGATCTGGGTGATCTGCTTGGACCCGTAGCGCACGTCGGTGATGGCCTTCGAGCCGTGGCGAGCGCTCACGTGTCGCTGATGAGGTAGATGGTGTTCGGGTCAGGGGAGCTGATCGCGCCGTAGGCCGCGGCGGTGATGGGCACGAAGTCGATCGAGATCGGGTTGCCCGAGGCGTCGTGGGCGGTGGGCACTCCCAGCCCTGCCTTCGCCGCCGTCACCGCGTCGTCAGCGAGTTTGGTGGTCGTCACCGCATCCGAGGCCAGGTTGGTCGAGGCCACGCCGTTCTGGGCGATCTCAGCGCTGCCCACCGCGCCGGGGGCGAGCTTGTCGCCGGTCACCGCATCGTTGGCGAGCTTGGCGGTGGTGACCGAGCCATTCTCGATGTTGTCGGGGGCGACCTCGGCGATCTCGGCGCGGACCTCAGGGGAGAACCGAGACCCCGCTGGTTGCGCGGGATCGTAGCCGACGAGGAGATCTGCCATGTGGTCGAGGGTAACCGACTATCGGGCACTCACTGCGAACGCATCGAAGGCTGCCTCCATGGCGTCTTCGTCGAAGCCAGCCGGTGCAGGCTTGTGCCCGGTCCCGGCGAGGGTCTTCTGCGGCTCGGGCGCGTAGAGCTTGTCGATGAAGTTCTTACGCTCGCGCTCGGCATCCTTGCCCGAGAACGATTCCATCACCGCCGCCTCGGTGGTGTCGAGCAGCGCGTGCAGTGATCCCAGATCCTCGAGTGGGCGGGTGACGCCGTAGCTGATCAGCCGCCCGCGCAGGGTCCGCCAGTGGGTCGCCGTGATCGCCGCGAGGGTGATCACGGCACGGTAGGGCGCGCGGTGCCCCACGTCGCCAGGGCGCGTGCTACCTCGGTCAGGGAATCACTGGGCAGATCGCCGAGCATGGTCCGCTCCAGGATGGTGCGGTAGCTCTCGTCGCTGACGTGATGCCGGATGAACAGGGTGAGGTGATCGGCCTGGCCCTGCGCGCCGATCTTCGAGTTCGCCGCCATCGCCAGGGCATGGGCTGCCCGCGGATCGGGGCGTCGGGCCTCCAGGGTCAGGCCAAGCTTCTCGACGACGAACTCGCGGTAGCGCGGTGCGCGCACCACGGCGTCCTCGGCATCAGCGCCGAGGTCGGCGTCGCCGGAGGGTGGATCGAACATGGCACTCCCGAGGCAGGCGGTGTTGTCCGTTCTACAGTACCGGCACCGCGAAGAGGTCGAGGCGGGTGTCGCCGGTGATGTAGCTGGCCTCGCTGCCCTCGTCGGACTCCAAGGCCAGGTTCTCCCAGAAGTCGGAGACGAAGCGCAGCTCGACGCGCCCGGTGATCGAGGCACCGGGAGCCAGCTCGGTCCAGCCGGTCAGGTGAGGCATCAGGGGCAGGGTGCGGCTGGACTGACGCTGCTCGGCCACCGCGTAGGGCACCTTCGACCCCGCGGTGCCGATGTCGATCCCGCCGCCGAAGCGTGAGACCTCCTCTACCGCGGGCGAGGCGCTTCCCTGGGCCAGTCCGTGCCGCATGACGAGATAGGCCCGTGAGCGCGCCTGGAGCGCCAGGAACGCGCCACCCCGAGTGACCAGCCCGTAGACCTGCTGGGCGATGGGCGAGTTGTTCGTCCACCGCGCTTCGATCACCTGGAGCAGATCGTTCTTCGCCCCGCCGCCGTTGGGCGGGTAGCTCCCCGATACCGACGCCGAGATCGCCGACCGGACCTGCCGCCACTGCATCCAGGGCTGCGGGCTGACCACCCCGTCGGTGGCGTCGAAGTGGTTCGGATCGACGCAGGAAGTCGTGCCGGACCCGCCGATCGTGAACGGGATAACCGGACCGTCGTCACTGATCGTCATGAGGCTCCGATCGGGGCGGCGAGAGCGGTCAGGCGAGTCCACCGCGCCTGGGCCTCGTGACGGCCAGCGCTGCCGCCCGAGGCTGCACCGGCTGCCCCGCCGTCGCCCTGGGTGGTCCAGGTGCCCGGAGTCTGGACCGAGGCGAGGTAGCGGAAGTGGAGCGACTGCATCGACGGCACGATGCCGACCGGGACCAGCGTGGCGGCGTCATCGGTGTCGAGGAACACGCGCCCGAACTTCAGGTCAGCCCCCGCGGTGTAGGCGCGGTCGAGCTGGAGACGCCCGCCCGTCGAGTCCTGCATCACCGTGGGCGTATCTGCCGACGGCGAGATCCCGATGTCGAAGGTCCAGGCGTCCTGGATGAGCACGGTGTTGGGATTGGTGGTCGTCACCGATCGAGGAGCGCGATGCACCTGCACCGCCACCACCTGGGGATCTGGGCTGTTGTTGAACCACGCCAGGTCGCCGGTGATCATCGGCACCGGGTCGGGAGCGCGCTTGATCTCGCCATCCTTGGTCGATTCGAGGAACGCCTCGGCGACGATGCGCGGGAACCACCCTCGGCGCATACCGACGCCGTTGGTGTCGCTGAGCATGTACTCCGAGACACACAATTTCAGCGACATGTCGGCTCCGATATGTAATGATTGATACATGGAATCATGGCGCAGTATCCCGTCGTTCCCTGGCTACGAGGCATCCGACCTTGGCCGCGTCCGCTCGGTACCTGGAGGGCGGCGTAGGGGGGCGGTGCTCACCCCCACGGTAACCCGTGGATACCACTACGTCGGCATGTACCGAGGCGGGTCGGTGGTGCGCGCCCGAGTCCACCGCCTGGTCCTGGAGGCGTTCGTGGGTCCGTGCCCCGAGGGCCAGCAGGCGTGCCACGCCGACGACGACAAGACCAACAACGAGCTGACCAACCTGCGCTGGGATAGCCCGTCGGCCAACGCCGCCGATATGCGGCGGAACGGGCGCAATGCCCAGGCGCGCAAGACCAAGTGCGCCAACGGGCACGCCTACACCCCCGAGAACACCTACGTCCGACCTGATGGCCGAGGGCGTGGGTGCAAGCGGTGTATGTACGACCGGAACAAGGCCGCTCGCGCTCGCCGACGGTAGACTCATCCCGACACCAACCGTCCCTGCTGTGGGTAGGCGATCATCTGAATCCGGGTGAAGCGAACGCGGACCTCATGCTGAGGATTCGAGCGATTGGCGTTGTCGGAGAACGGCGGTGGAGTCCAGACGTAGCAGCGATACCACAGGTTGAGCTTCTCGCCGGGAGCCACCGGGCCGACCCACTCATCGGAGCTGTGGGCATCCTGGCTGACCCACTGCCGCCCCGCCACCGGCTCGGCCACGGTGTTGGTGCCCAGGTCGATTGCCGATCCGACCTGGCTGTTGTAGCTGCCCACGACCGAGGGCACCGAGGGGGTCTTGTCGAGCGCATAGCTCCAGCGGTCGCGGATCTGGATGGCATTCGGGTTGCTCACCAGCCAGTCTCGACGGGCGCGGGTGATCCGCAGGAGCACCATCTGGTCGAGCGGGGTCTCGTTGATCCAGCCGATCTGCTGGTCGATCATCAGCTTGCCTGGGAGAGTCACCTGCGGGAACAGGGTGCCGTCGCCCGAGGAGTTTGCCCGCACGTCGGCGACCAGTCGAGGCACCGACCACGGCTGTAGCGAGATCGCCCCGGCCTCGACCGCCAGGTTCTCGCTCACGCAGACGTTGACCATGGCATCACCCTACTGCCGTCGTTCGATGATCGAGTTGAGTTGTTCTGCCGCGGCTTCCCAGTCGCGATCCCACTGGGCGAACCAGGCGCCGTCCCACGGCATCAGGTAGACCGCGCCGTCGCGCGGCGGGTCGAAGGTGCCGGTGATCAGGTATTCGTCGGCGGCCGGGTCGTTCCACCAGAAGGCGCCTTCCCCCGCGGCGTAGAAGTCAGCGACATTGCTGGCTGTGACCATCACGCTCCCCCTCCCGTAGAGTCCACCGACACCGCACCCCAGGGGATGCAGTCGTTGCGGCGCGACAGCGACGCGAGGCTCACCGATGATGGGATGCTGCCGACGTTGCCGGGGGTGCGGTAGTAGCAGGCGTCAAGGAGCTGACCGGGGCGGGCCGCCACCCCGGCCTGCGGTTTGCACGCGTACGTGCGGGCCTCCTGCAGGACGCCGGGCGCGATCTGCTGATGCGCGACGAACAGCACTTGGCCGGGGGTGCACACCTGGTCGATACCCATGTCGACGGCCACCTCGGTCAGCGTTGTCGTATTCGCGACGCCGTCCTTGATGTTCCCTGAGTCCCAGACTTTTTCGATGTTTCCGGTGTCGGGGTTGTAGACGCACAGCGCCATGTAGTAGGCGTCGATACTGAAGAGCGCGGTGTCGTTACCGACGCGCCAACGCAGTTTCTTCACGACCCCGTTCCGATCCACGATGATCGGGGTGTAGTCGACGGGCGCGACGGCCGAGAGGCTTGTCGGGGCGGACGGCTTGTAGGTGGCCGGCGTCGCCGACAGTGAGACGGTGGTGCCAGCAGATGCGCCCGTCACGTCACCGGTGGTCAGGCTGGCGCTGTAGCTGCCGGCGCCGTGGGTGTGCGACGCCGCGACCCACCGGATCAGATCATCACGCGAGCAGGTGGGCATGTCGTCGATGTCGGCGGCGTACGCCGGAGTGACCGGGCTGGTGGCGGCGATCTCGTCGAGACGGGCGATGGCTGCATCGATCTGCCCCTGCTGGGTCTGGGCGCTGGTGAACAGGTCGGTCAGATCCTCGAAGATGTTCGTGATCGAGTTGCCCTGGTCGGTGACCTGCTGCTGCAACGGGCTGACCTGCTCGGCGACCTGCTCGCTGGTGACGAATCCCGAGCTGCGGATGATGCCCTGCACGGCCTCCTCGTCCACCGAGGACGGGCTGCCCAGGGACAGGGTCTCTCCCGAGGCTGAGGTCGCCAGGAGAGCGCCTTCTCGGCTGGAGAGTACCCACGGCCCCAATCGCACGGTCTGGGCATCCTCCAGCCGTGAGAGCCGTTGGGTGACCAGCCGTGCCCACTCGGCGTCGGTGCGGGGCGTCTTGCCCGGAGGAGTGCTCACAGCGCCGATACTCCCATGCTCTCGGTCTCGGCCAGCTCAGGGACTTCATTGATCGTGGTGAAGTTCGCCGACACGCTCAGCGACCCACTGCCTCGGGTCACCTCGATGCCATCGAGTTCCATCAGCGCCCGGATACCTCGGGCGTCGATGGTGAACCGCGCCGAGGGCACCAGTTCGCCGATCGAGACCGGGGCGTCGGGGTGCAGCTCGACACCGCCAGGCAGGGTGAGCGAGTCACGGATGGCGGCGGTGTGACGGGCATACTGCTTCAGCGCTCGATCGACGTTGGAGATGCCGAACATCGAGTCGGCGTTGACGATCGACTGGAGCCGCAGCCCAGCCAGCGGGACCGCGGTACGGGCGGCGACATCGGCAGCCCGGAGCAGAATGTCGTTGGCCGTGGCTGCCCCGTCGCGCACCACGGTGATGCCGTCGCCGATGAGATCATGCTCGCCGAGGCTGGCGAGCGGGGCGGTGGGCATCGGCCCGAGGATCGGGATACCGGCGACCACTGACCACCGCAGGCCCAGCCCGACGAGATCACCCATGACCGTCTCCAGCATCGACTCGTCGGCGGTGACCGAGAAGTCGAAGGGATCGCCCTCGGGGTCCAGCCGCGAGATCGGCGAGACGTTGATGCCGTGGTGGGCGATCATCGCGCGCCACAGCTCGCGGGCGATCGTGCTCGGGTCGGCTGAGTCCCAACGCTTCGTGATCGGGGTCCGCGTGCGGCCCATCAGCGCGCCGATGTCGCGGGCGCTGATGTCCAGGCCGGTGCGGGTGGCGGTCATCTTCAGGATCGGCCCGGACCACAGCGGCTCGGCATGGTCGTCCATGTCCCAGACGGTGACCCAGTGCAGCCACGGATAGAGCTCTCGGAGCAGATCAGGCTCGGCCACGCTCAGCTCGCACGTCGAGACCTCACGCAGCGAGCGGGTCCATTTGAGCGATGCCTGCTCGCTCGGGCCGAACTGGGCGAGCTGGATGCCCGAGAGGGTGTGGATCGAGACGGCCTGATTGTCGGTGACGATCATCATGCCTCCCGGTCGGTGAGGGTGATCTCGACCTCGAAGTCGGCGCTGGAGGGAGCATCGACGACCAGCTCCCAGCACAGATCCCGGTCGATGATGATCGGCTGCCAGGGAGCGCCCGAGGGCGTGCCGACGATGCCGACTGGTCGCCGACGCCGCCCCGCGTGGTCGGCATGGTAGCGCCCGGTGATCGAGTCCATCGACAACGATGCGCCCGCGGGCAGACCGGCGACCTGGAGCGGATGCTGCTCGTTCTCGCAGCGATCGTCGGAGCCGCAGATGCGAAGGTATGCCTGGAGACTCACCGCCGCCTCGCCGGTGTTGTGGATGACCAGCCCCATCGCGGTCTCGTTGCAGACATAGGGCGAGTCGGTGGTCGGCAGCCGGTAGACGTGGCGGCTGACCGCGCAGACCGGCATACAGCCACCGCAGCTCGGCGGTGGGCTGGTCACGACCTCGATCACCTCGGGCTGGCAGGTCTCGGAGAACAGCACCGGCATCGTCTCGCAGCTCTCGGGCAGCGAACAGTCGGCGGCGTGGACCCAGTTGATCGGCTCGCTCTCGACGAGATCCCACTCGACCGAGTAAGCCGTGGGCGGGTAGTAGGTGTAGGGCGAGGTCGCCACCATCTCCCAGCTCACCCGGTACATCGTGGCCTGCTGATTACGTGCCCCACCGCCCGCCTGCTGGGCGGTGACCGTCGGCGCGCTGGTGAGCACCACACCGCGCATCTCGCGGACCAGGCTGGCTGCGGTGGCATCGGTGTGGCTCGGGTGGGCGGCGAAGTACCGCAGCGCCGCGTCGGTGCGGGAGTTGGTGTCTCGCAGAAGGCAGGTCAGCCAGTTCAGCCCATACTCGAGACCGGCGTTGGAGCAGGCGACCAGGAGGGCATCGAAGGTCAGCACGCGCGAGCCGTCGCGTTGGACTCCCGCCACCGCGCCGCTGCCCACCATCTCGGTCACTGCGCGCTCGATGGGCACCGGACCGAAGCCTTCAGCGCCCATCACCCAGACCCCGCCGAACTCCTTCGATGCCGGGGCGCGCGTGGTGAACCAAGGGGCCAGCTCGGGACGGTAGACGGTATCGCTGAGGTAGGCCCGCAGCCCAGGCCAGGAGTCGTCGTAGCCGAGCTGGATCCGGCACGACCCGCACAGCCGCGAGGTGCCCCAGCACTTCTCGTCAACCTCGATGAGTCCCTTGCCGTATCGCTCGGAGCCATCGGGCGGTGAGTACAGGCCCGCCCGGACTTGCCCTGAGCTATCGGGGATCTCGAAGAGACCAGGGCTGACCGCGGTCAGGCCGCACGAATTGAGCGGGGTGTAGACGTAGGGGTAGTACAGGCCCGGATCGGCGCTCTCCTGGATCTCGCCGGGGTCGTAGAGCTGCGAGTCATCGGGGTCCTCGTCGAGCACCAGGTCGCCGCAGATGGTGCCAACGTCGTTGAGGGGCAGCTCTTTCCCCAGGTGCGCGGCGACCCGAGAGCTGTTGGCGAACTCCACCCCGTCGAGGGCGAAGTAACCACGAAACGGCATCGGGTCTCCTAGCTCATCAGTTCCAGCAACCGGTCGCGGGCAGCCTTACCGCCGCCCTCTCCACCAGTCACTGTAAACGGCGCGTGGATCGTGGTTGTCCGACCGCCGCCCAGCGGCACATCACCGCGGGCGAGCAGATCGACGAACCGATCGAACGACTTGGTGTTGCTCGGGCTGAGCACGCGCTCCGGGGCGATGACCGCCTTGGGCATCAGGCCGACGCCGTTGGCGATGCCGCCGTCGTCGAAGAGACCGAACGCCCCATCGAGCAGGCCACCGATGCCTGCGGTGAGGATGCCACCGAGCAGCGAGGTCGCCACCGAGGCCAGCCCGCCCAGGCCCGCGCCGACCACCTGACCGGCGAGGTTGCCGATCGCGGTGCCCGCCGCCGCCCCGAGCGGCCCGCCGAGCGCGCCACCGATCGCGGTGCCGATGCCGGTGGTCGCCATCTGGATCAGCCCCTGGAACAGGCTGTTGAGCATCGGGACGATCACCTTGTCGATGACGAACTTGACCAGCCCCATGATGACCTGCTTCAGGATGCGCAGCCGCTCGGCGACCACCAGATCCTCGCTCGACTCCGACCGCGAGAGCAGGCCCGAGGTGTCGCTGGTCAGTCGCCCGGTGGCATCGAAGGTCGAGAGGTCACCGCGGAACTGGCGGATCTCGGCGGTCATGTCGGTCAGGGTGTTACGGACCTCGATCTGGACCCCGATCACTTCGAGCAGCACGCGCACCAGCGTGTTGAGGATGCCGCCGCCCATCCCGCCGCTGACGCCGAAGAAGTCTGCGCCCACGGTGTCGTTGGCGTTGCGTGCCATATGCTGCTGCATCGGCTGGAGGTTCCACCCGCCGAGCAGGCCCGCATCGAAGGCTCGGGTCTGGGCAGGGTCGAGCACGCGCTCATGGCTGCCCGAGAGGTTGACGCCCATCGTGCCCGAGGGCCACAGACCGCCGGAGTCATACAGCGCCGCTCCTGCCCCGGAGGCTGCCGAGGAGGCGCTAACCGACGCCGCCACGATCTGCCCAGCGATCTGGCCGATCGAAGTGCCCAGGGCGTTGAGAGTGCCATCCTTGGTGGCTGCCTGCATCGCTCCCGAGATCCCGGTCTGCACCATCGGGGCGAGAACCTTCTCGGCGAGCTGGCCGAGGATCTGCTGTTGCAGCTCCATCGTCTGCTGATGCTGCGCGGTGGCTACAGCCTCACGACTTGATTCGGTGCGATCAAGGAGCGCGGCGGTGTCGCTCGCCATCCGGCCCGTCGCATCGTTCATCGCCTCGGCGGTGAGCAGCTCATCGTCGGCACCGCCGCGTCGGGTGAAGTCGCTGACGCTGAATCCGGCGATCCGGGTCAGCGCGGTGACCAGCACCTCGAAGAGCTGGGTCTGACGCGGGTCGAGCACGCGCTCGGGGGCGATGACGTTCTTCGGCATCAGGCCCTTGCCGCGGGCGATGCCTCCCGAGTCGAACGGGTTGAGCCGATCGAGCACGCCCTCGGTGATGTCCTGGGCCTTGGTCCATGCCGACGACAGCCCGCCGCCGATGTTCTTGATCGTGTTCTTGAAGATGTCCACGGCCATCTCCGGACCCTTGTCGAGATAGGTCCGAGGGATCTGGTAGAAGCTCGGCGGCGGCGGAGGCACGGTGGCATCGACCGCCGAGCGCACCGGGTCGAGCATCTCGTCCATGATCGAGATGACCTTGCGCTCCAGGAACCCGCGCTGCTCCTCGGGCGACGGGCCAGCCGAGCCACGGCCAGGCTGGAAGAATCCGTTGGCCCCGATGGGCAGGTGGTACTGAGTCGGGAAGCCGAACGGTCCCGGACCCTGGCCGTAGCCCACACCGCCCGCCGCGCCGCCGGACTCGACGTTGACCGCGCCGGGGATGCCCAGGGCTGCCAGCGCGCCCAGGGTGCCCGCGGTATGCCCGCCGCCAGGGCCACCGGGATCGTCGAGCACGCCGATCGAGAACCCGCCATCGACACCGGCGACCCAGTTGATGCCCGAGGCGTTGACCGACTGGCGCTGCCCCGCGCCGAAGGTGGCGGTGGACATGTACCGCTGCCAGGGGTTGAGGCCGAGGATCGCGGCGGCGATCGACCCCATGAAGCCCGAGCAGTCGAACGATGAATCCGGCCCGGTCGGTCCCGCCCACTGGTACGGCTTGCCCGACTGCGACTTGGCGAACTGGTGGCCCTTCAGGAGCTGACGCATCCACGGCTCCTCGGCGATCTCGCCGCCGCGCCGATGGGCGGGCAGCATCGCCGAGGGCAGGATGCGATTGAACAGACCCTCGGGCAGCACCTTGCCCAGGCCGCGCGAGGCCACCGCGTCGCCGTAGCTCGCCACGTCGCGCGGGGCCAGCGAGCCGTTGCCGCTCATCGCGGTGATTCGACCGTTCTCCCACTTGAACGGGATGCCGCGCGAGATCATGTCGCGCATGGCGTAGACCAGGCTGTGCCCGCCCGCCTTCAGCACCTCTTGGACGGTGAGCATGTGCTCGCCCGCCTCGCCCCACATCAGCACGTTGTCACGGCCCTTGGGACCGTTGATCCGACCACCGTCGTGATGCTCGGGGATCAGGGGCACCTCGCCCGCCTCGTCGATGCCGGGGAGGAATCCGGCGATCACGTTCCACGCCTTGCGGATGCCGTCGTTGTAGACGGTGCCGATCATGAAGTTGACCGGCTTCGCCAGGAGGTTCTTCAGCCCGTCCCAGACCCGGCCGATTCCATCGACGGTATCGGAGAAGAAATCACCGACCGAGGTCAGCGCGGTCTTAATGGCATCGAACGCCACGCGGATGACATTTTCCCAGACCCAGGAGATGGCATCGCCGAGGGCATTCCAGACCGGGCGGATGACATTTTCCCAGGCGAACTTGAGCACTTCACCGATCGAGTGCCACCCGCCGAGCATGAAGTCGATGACCGGCTTGATGACGTTGTTCCAGGCACCCGAGATCACCATGCCGATCCCCTGCATCGCGGGGGCGATGATGGTATTCCACAGCCACCCGAACACCGGCGCGAGCACGTTCTGGAGCAGCCACACGAAGGCGTCCCAGATCGGCTTGATGACGTTGTTCCAGACGAAGCCGATGGTCGCCCCGATGCCCTGCATCACAGGCGAGATGATGTTCTGCCACAGCCAGGTGAACAGCGGTGCGAGCACGTTCTGGAGCACCCACACGAAGGCGTCCCACACCGGCTTGATGAAGTTGTTCCAGACCGAGGAGATCACCGTGGCGATGGCATTGAATACCGGCACAGTGACGTTTTGCCACCACCAGATAAGCGCCGGGGCGATCACGTTGACGATGAAGTTGTGGATCGCCGTGAACACCGGCATGATCCAGTTGTTCCAGACCTGCGAGATCACATTGGCGATGGCATTCCAGGCAGGCACGATCACCTGCTGCCAGAGGAAAATGAAGATCGGCACCAGGGTGTTGGTGATGAAGTTCCAGATCGCCTGGAGCGCGGGCCAGATGAAGTTATTCCAGGCCCCGACGATCGCGGTCTTGATCCCCTCCCAGGCGATCTGCACCCACTCCATGAGCTGCTGCCAGACGCGCTTACCCGTCTCGGTCTTGGTGAAGAACAGAGCGAGCGCGCCGACCACCGCGCCGATGGCGAGCACGATCCAGCCGATCGGGCTGGAGAGGAACGCAGCCGACAGGCCACGCATGGCCGCGGAGGCCAGCGCCGAGGCTCCCGCCATGCCCTTCTGCACCGCGGTCATGATCACCGAGGTGGCGGTGAACGCCCGCTGAGCGCCCGCCGCCGCGGTGGTGGCGATGGCCTGACCGCGCAGCGCGGCGTTCACTCCGGTCACCACAGCCGCCACCCCGGCGATGGTCCGGTAGGCCACGTATGCTGCGCCGAGGGTGCCGATCGCACCGGCCAGGATGAGCGCGGTGGTCTTGTTCTCGACCATCCACTGAGCGGCTTTGCCGAGCGCACCGATCAGGCCCTGCTCGATCGAGCGCTTGACCGTCTCGATCGCTGCCCCTGGGCCGCTGCCCATGGTGTCGGTCATCTGCTGAGCCGACCCGGCGAAGTCGGCCATGGCGTCCTCGCCAGACGACAAGCCCTGGAGGAATCCGGGGATCTTCGCCTTGTCCAGATCCTCCAGCGGGGTGCCGAACAGAGCGATCGCTGCGCTGGCCTGCTCGGCTGGATCGTCGATCTCTAGCAGACCGTCGATGATCTGATCGAACGCCCGTTGGGCGGTATCGCCACCCGCGAGCAGATCGTTCGCCATCTGCTGGCTGTTGAGGCCGAGCGCGGTGATGGCATCCATCGCGCCCTTATCGCCGAGATCGGTCGCCCGGATGCCGAACTCCTTGATCGCATCCCCAGCCTTGTCCATGGCGATCTGGCCCTGTTGGGAGGCGTTGACGATGATGCCCATCGCCTCTTGCCCGGAGAACCCGATCGACTGGAAGTAGGTCGAGTATTCGTCCATCACCGGGAAGATCTCGCCGCGCAGGTTTGCCGGGACCCGCTGCATAGCGGCGGTGATGAGATCCATCGCCTCGACGCCATCCTTCGCCAGCCCATTGCGGATCAGGGTGTTGGCGGTCTGCGTGCTCTCGGCAACGTCGATCTCGAATACGTCGGCCATGGTGAGCGCGCTGGCGGTCATCGCCTTGAACGCCTCGTCGCTGTCCTCGCCGAGCCGACCGATGGTGGACTGCACCGCGCCGACGGCGGCGTTGACCTCCTCGACCGATCCGCCGAAGTTGCTCGCGTACAGCTCGCCGGTCAGCCGACCTGCACGCGCGGCCTCCTCGGTGGTGAGCGCGAGCTGGGCCTGGAGCTTGTTGCCGAGGGAGTTCTGCTCGATGGCTGAGGTGGCGAGATCCATCGCCCCGCCGATACCGACCAGGCCCGCGGCCAGCCCGGCGACCTTGCCCGCCGCACCCTTGAGCTGGTCGCCCATGCGGCCACCGGCGGCTCCGGTCTCCTCGGCCTCCTGCTCTACCTCGTTGAGGGCGTCACGGGCCTGGCGAGCGTTGCGGATGAGCTGGTCGAGTCCCGCCTGGTCGAGGCGGGAGAGTTCGCGCTGGGCCTGAGTGGCCCCGGCCCCGAGTTCCTGGCCGATGTTCTGACCGGCGCGCTGGGCCTCCTGGATGAGCGCGTTGAGCTGGGTTGCATCGAGCTGGCTCAACTCCTGCTGAGCGTTCTCGGCACCGCGCACGATGTCGCGCATCGAGCTGGCGTCCACTCGATTGAGCGCGGAGCGTAGCTCCTCGGCAGACTGGGCGGCGCGGTCAGTCGATTGGGTGGCGCGGTCGGTGTTCTCGCGCAGGTCGTCCATGCCGTCGGCGGCACGGTCGATGCCTGAGGAGTCGATGTCTCCCAGCCCACGGGTGAGCCGTGAGATGTCGCCCTGGAGCGCGCTGAGGACCGGACGGAGCTGGGAGGTGACGGCGCGGGTGATCTCGCTGGCGAGATCGGATGCGTCGATCGAGACGCCGATACCGATCGAGCCTGCTGGGGAGGTCACAGGGTCAGGCTACAGGGCGGTGAACCCCGAGAGTAGCTAGGCAGAGCCGTTCTTCTCAGCGGCTGCCTTCGTCGCTGCCTCCTCGGCCTCTCGTTTCTTCAGCGAGATCCCGACGATGGCACGCATCAGCTCGCCGATGGTCTCCGGGTTGTAGCCCTCGTCGTCGGGGTCCATCAGCCGAGCGAAGACGTGCCCGTAGCTCTGGAGCGAGAGGTGCTTGGAGACGAACAGGCCCACGATGTCGTTTTTGATCTCCATCGGGACGAAGCGCCCCGAGGCGAGCGAGAAGGCGGTGAGCGCCTGGTCAGACGGGGCGCGGACCTGGAGGGTGTCGCCCTTGAACTCGAGAAGCTCATGGGGCCAGGTGTCCTCAGGCTTGGCGATCTCGTCGCGCCGGATGACCTCGCCCTCCATCGGCTCAGCCGAGGTCTCGGCCTTGGGCGGCTCGGGCGTCGGCTGGTCGAACACCGAGTCGTTGGTGGGCGTGAAGGTGCCCGGATCATCGGTCGATTCGGTGAGCAGATCGTCAGCCGAGTAGGTGGTCATTCGAGGCCCTTCGTCGTGAGGTCAGACGTGGGCGACAATACCACTGTCATCGGGTCTCAGCGGCGATGACCTGCTCGGCTGCGTTCCGCAGGAACGGACGCGGGCGGGTGCCGGGGTGATGAACCTCGGTGGCGAAGATGGTCCGCGAGCCGACGTTGAACCGCAGCACCGAGGCGTTGCGCGCCCGGATGACGTGGGGCCGCGTGCCCATCTCCACTGCCGCCGCGTAGTGAGCGCGGGCGGTGACGCCGCCCTCGGCGCGGAACGGTCCCGCCATCGTCACCGGGTCCTCGATGATCGAGCGCCCGAGGTTGCCGGTGCGGACGGGTACCCGCTGCCGTGCCTGGTTGGCGATCTTTCGGGTGAGGTCCCGAGTCCGCGCTCGAAGCATCGGGCCGACCTGGGCAGCCAGCGCCGCCTCGTCCAGCTCGAAGTCGGCGCGGATCCGGGCGGTGCTCATGCCTGCTGGCTCCCCTGCCACAGCCGCGCGAGGTCGTCGCGGGTGTCATCGTCGGTGTAGGTGATCGGCGGCTCCTGGCTGTCGAGCCATGCTGCCCAATCGTCGCGGCTGGCGTTGAGCTTGGGGGCGACCGGCTTGTTCAGGTCGGTGTCGATGACCTCGGGGGCGTCGGCAGGTTCGGGGGCATCGGACTCCGACTCGACCACGACCACGAACCCGCGGTCGATGAGTCGCTGCACCCGCGGGGTGAGGGCGACGGTGCGCTTCTCGCCTCGGGCGAGCGCGACGCTCGGGGTGATGCTGCCCTCGATGGTGACCTTGCGTGCTGACATCTGTTCTCTCCTAATCGAGCTGGACGTAGGCGATCCCGGTCATTGCGACCACACCACCCTCTGGACCGTAGGGGGTAATGGTGTCGGTGGCGAAGGCTGTGCCGAGCGGCGGGGAGACCTTGGTGATCAGCGCCGAGGCATGGCACAGCGCCAGCTCGATGCGCCAGCCGTCGTCGATGGAGACCTGGGCCTCGTGCTCATAGTCCTCCCATGACGGCGAGGTCTCGACCACCGCGCAGCGGCCCACGCCGACCTCGACGGCGACCACGCGGGGGAGCTTGCAGGGATTGGCGTCGATGACCGGGGCCGGGAACGCCTGGCTCCGATACCGCCGCACCAGCCGCACCCAGAGGAACGGATTGTCGCAGCCCTCGCCGTCGGCATGGGCGTTCCAGGCCGCGAGCGGGATGCCGTCACCGGCGAAGAGACGCACATCGGTCGAGCCGCCGCCGATGGGCGGCTGTGGCGAGGTGGGATCGAACGCGGCAGCCATGGCGCGCATGATCGCGTTGACCACCGCGTCGGCGGGATCGACCAGGATCGGCTCTGCGGTGCTCACAGCACCACCGGAGCCTGAGCGATGTGGTTGGGATTGACCGAGGCGAGCCACATGTCGATCTCGGGCAGCCCGGTCTTACCCACGGCATAGAACTGGGTCGGGTCGTACATCTGGTAGCTCACACCCTGACGGCTCATCGCGGTCACCTGACGGGGCAGGCGGCACTTCCCGTCGCCCCGGCACGCCTTGTCGAACTCCTCGGCGAGCAGGCCGGTCAGCCGGTCGATGCCCGGAGGCACCGCCCGCCCGCGGGTGTAGAGCACCGACCAGGTGCCCGGTTCGCCGAGCGGGCGACCGAGATCCTGCGACGGCCATTCGCGGTCGAGGTAGAGCACGTCTCCTTCGAGGCGATACCGGCTCGGATCGACGATCTGACCGGCGAACTCGACCTCGGCGACCTCGACTACAGGACCGGGCAGATGGATCATCCTCGGGCCGATCCGGCGGCAGCGGGAGACACAGCCGCAGCCCGAGTTGAGCCAGTCGGAGCCGTCCCAGATCAGGATGGGTGATCCGCGCCAGAGCGAGTCGCCGATCCGGGGAGCTGGGCAGGGACGGGCGATGGTCTCGCAGAGGCCGAACTGCCGACCCGAGAGCGCCCACATCACCTGCACCGCCAGCCCGATCGCGCCCTCACGGCGGGCCAGGGCGGCGTCGTGGGCCTCCTGCTGCTCGGGGGTGGGATCGTCGGGGAGATCCGGGAGCGCGGCCATACAGCCCTCGTCCACCGGCCAGTCGCAACTCATGGCGCTGACGATACCGCGCCCCGGTGACACAACACCGCACTATCCGGGCGATATGGGCGGGTCTACTTGGCGACCCAGCCGGCGTTTCCGGCGCCAGACTCCTTGACGTACAGCGTGGTCGACGCCCCGCCGTCCGTACGGGTGTACAGCGACCCGACCGGCGCGGTGAGGACGCCTTCGGGGCTGCCTGTACCGGTGCGCCACACCGGGCCGGAAGCTCCAAGCTGCACACCGCCTCGGACCACCAGGAAGTTCTTCGTCGACACATTTGGTGATGCCGTGGGCTGCCCTGCGCCGTCGTAGCCGAACGTTGCGCCCTGTGATCCGTCAGTCCGGGCACCGCCGATCAACTCGACCTGCGTCGTGGACAGCTCGGTCCCTCGGGTCAGCGGATACCAGGCGTATCCCGCGCCTTGATCGACGCAAATCCAGAGCTTGCCCGCAGTTCGCCGCACCTGACCGTTGTACGAGGAGCTTGCAGTCGGCAGAGTGCCCGACGACAGGATCAGATAGCCCGAGGCCGAGTCGCCGCCCAGTTGCGCACGTGTGTTCCCCTGGTACCGGGTGCGGTACTCGGAGTATGAGGGATGGTCGAGGACATGGAGATTGCTTGCATCCCCACCTGGACTGATGACGCTGTGGTGCCATGCAGTCGTCGTTCCGTCGGTGGTGACCTTCGAGATTTCCGACGGGCACGCCACTAGGCCGATCTTGGTCGCCTGGTTGACGTCGGTGCTCTGGATGTGGATAGCCGATCGCTGACCGCCGTCGATGATCAACCCGTCGACAGACACCATGCGCGAGTAGCGGTTGGTAACACCAGACCACGCCTGCTGCACGTACGCATCTTCGATGTGGCAGCCAATAGAGCTGGAGAAGGTGATGGCGTCGCCCCTCGGTCCGGGGTCAGCCTGCGTCGATGTTGCGCGGAACTCGTAGTAGAAACCGCGCACGCTGACGCCCCGGCAATCCTCGAACCAGGCACCGCGACCGCATCGCTCCACCTGTAATGCGTTGCAGGCAATCGCCTTCCCCCTGCGGACGTACAGGCCGATCGAGTTGCGATAGACCTTGTAGTCGTAGGTGGTGCCCGCCGTCTTCGCCGCCGAGTACGAGGTGGTGCCCGAGTTGACGGCGGTCACCACCTGCCAGGCGTAGCCATCGGTCGACCCGGTGGCTCGACGCATGATGACGTACCCAGCCTCGGTGTCATCCGTCCCCGACCACGAGAGTGCATCATGCGTGGTGTCGGGGGAGTCCGCGGTGACCGTGAGCCCGGCGGCGTTGATCGGCACACCGGCCGCACCGCCGCCGTTGGTGATGAGCACATTGTCGAAGGTCCACGCCGACTGGCCGCGATCCTCCTCGGGCGTGAAGCCCGACCACTGCGTACCACCGAGCGCGATCTGGATTCCGATCGTGCGGAATTTGAAGGCGTAGATGTCGACCCACGTTGCTTTGACCGGGAACTGGGAGTTCCCTGCGAAGCGCACGCAGTATTCGGCCTCGGAGAAATTGACGCGCTCCACCTTGGTCGGGGAAAAATCGACATCGGTTTCCCCGTCGTAGCCGAAGCAGTACACGCCATCTTTGTTGTTGCCGTTGATGGTGATGTCCTGCACATCGAACCCGGCGCGGGCCTCGATGACGTAGCCGGTAAGGGCCGACGTGCCCACGACGTACGTGGACTTGACCGAGTCGCCCCGGATGGCGAAGAAGCCGCCCTCACCGGCGACGATCGTGGCCGAGGTCATATACCTTCCGGGCGGGAAGAACACGGCCGGACGACCGCCGGTGGGGTTGGTGGATGCGGCCTGGGCGTCGAAGGCGGCCTGGATGGCGGTGTGATCGTCGGTGGTGCCATCACCCTTCGCGCCAAAGTCGGTGACCACCCAGCCACGCGCCGCATCTGCCGGTACCCAGCCGGATCGGTCGCCCGCCCAGGTGGAGGCCGAGGTGCCCGAGGTCTTGCGGGCCATGAACACGCCGAGCGGAGTTCTGACGACAGCGCCAGCAGCGTAGGCGGTCGACGCCTGCCACACCGTGGCATATGTGGCGTCGGCGACCGTTTTCGGTACGCGTTCGTCGATGCCGTCGAGCAGATTGTCGAAGAACGCCTTGTCGGCGCGGGTCACGCCGTTGACGATGGTCGGCCGCTCGTAGACCATGATCTCTCCTCAAGAGCCGGAGGGCGGGGCCGCGAGGTGCGGCCCCGCCCGAGGGTCAAGCGATGGTGAAGTCCCCTATGATCAGCGAGTCGCCGACGACCGGGATCGTCAGTTTCCCACGCACGCAGCCTGAGGCGGTGCCACGTCGGCAGCCGGTTCGTTGGCCGGTCCACCGAAGTAGAAGTCCGGCGTGGTGAACAGCGTCGAGATCGCCAGCGGGCAGGGGTTCGCGCCGGGGGTGATCTCCGGCGGTGCCACCGGGGTCCGGAACATCGTGAAGTGGCTCTTGTTGTTGAGCGGCTCCAGGAGACGTCCGGGGGTGCCGTCGGAGTCGATGGCCGCGACGTTCCACGGTCCACGGCCCCACTGCGGCATGGCGACCGAGATGCCCGAGAGCGTCAGGGTGGAGACCTGCGCGCCGATCTCGACATCACCGAGGGTGAACTCGGTCGCGCCGATGAGCAGGTAACCGTACTGGCGACCGGAGCTGGCAGCCGAGAAGATCGAGTCGGTGGTCGGGGTCGGGCAGTCGTTGTCTGCCTTGCCGCCCGTCCAGATCTCCAGGGCCACGCCGTAGTCGCTCTCGACCTCGGCCTGGTCACGGAAGCCGACCGGCACGTCGTCGTAGTCGAGCACCTGCTCCCACCCGTTGAACATGGTGATCAGGCCGGTGTTGACGTTGCACAGCTCCAGCTCGGTCGTGTAATACTTCCGCTCCGGCGGGGTGCGGTCGCTCACGCAGACCTTGCCCTCGGCGTTGGTCTGCTCCAGCTCCTCGGCGTCCTTCATGACCGCCGAGACGGTGGCCGTGACGAAGCCGTCAGTCACCAGGTAGTTCGCGGGACCGGCGATGGGCAGACCACAGCTGTTGATCTTCGTTGCCCTCAGGCGGGTGCCTTTAACAATCGGGAAGGTAGCCACGTACCCTATCCTTTCGGTAAACCTCGCCGACATGGACGACGTTCTGTGGAGGCCAGCACCGGAGTTGCCCGGTTACGAAATATCGAACCAGGGCGGGGTGCAGACTCAGCGGGCGCGGATCTCGTCGAGGAGATCCTGGTATTCCTCGACCTCGGTCTCGCCCATGCCGAGCGCGCGGCAACGCCGGATGAGAAGCTGGACCAGATCGACCAGATCAGCCCGAGCGACGTTGGCCTTGTCGCGCTCAGCCTCCACCGCCGCGCTGTGCGCGGTGGTCTGGGTGACCACGCCCGCCACCCAGGTCGAGTACGCCGCGTAGGCGTCGGCGCTGCTCTTGTAGCGGGTGGGCTTGCGGGTGTTGAGGAAGTGAAGCAGACCGCCGATGCCGGTCAGGAATCCCGCGCTACCGAGAAGGGCCAGGATCAGCTCGCCGCTGGTCATGACTTCAGATCCTGGAGAGCGCGGTAGATCTGCGGCATCCGGGTGCGGACTGCCCAGATGCCGAACATGATCACGTACCAGGTCGCCATCGTGGTCGGCGGGCCACCGTTGTTGATCACCACGGCCGCCGAGTAGAGCGTCACCGCGGTGATCATCAGCACCAGGCCGAACGCCTCGAAGGCCAGCGACCAGTACAGCCGCTCAGCGTGAAGCGGGGAGCCGTCCTCGATGTAGAGCGCGGTGAGAGCGATCAGGCCACCCACGAGTTGGAAGGTCACGAACATGATGTCGATCACGGTCGAGCCGTCGCTGGTGTTCGACACGCTTGGCGGGACGCCGAGGATGATCTGGAGCACGCCCGAGATCACCGCTCCCTGGAGCAGTTGCCAGTACAGGGGCGGCGACCCGGATTCGACGACGCGGCGGTGACGGATAGCCGCCATCACGGCCTGGTACGCGGTACGTACCGGGGAGGGGATGATCTTCACAAGCGGACCTTATGCCGAGCAGAGACCCAGGCCAGCCGGGACAGATTGAAAAACGACAGGCCCACGACCCCATAGACCAGGGCGGCGGGGAGAGCTTGGGGAGCGTCGTAGCGGACGTAATCGGTAGCGAAGCTAACCATAAACGCGCAGACCACCAGGGCCGTCAGCGCCGCGATGATCGCCAGCCACATGTCGTGCCTGGTGAACAGAGCCACCAGCACGCCGACGCCGACGATCAGGAAAAACGTGCCCCAGCTCTCGGGCGCGTTGGGCAGGTCCATCGCCGTCGAGTAGACCGCGATGGTGGTCCCGTTGACCGTCCAGAGATCGTCGCCGTAGGTGAAGATGAACCCGGCGTAGATGATCGGCAGGAACGCCAGGAACACCGTCTGGATGACGATGAACTCCCGGCGATACTCTGCCTGCTGGGCGAACTCTTCCACCTTGCGGCGGGCCTCCTCGCCCGGTGACATCATGCGGCCTGGTGCAACCCGGAGGTGGGGTACTGCACGGTCTTCGCTGCGGCGGTGGTGATGCCGAAGAGCTGGGCCACCGCGGCGGTGATGAGCGCCCACCGCACGTCGCTGACGATGCCGTAGGCCATCAGCACCGCGCCCAGCGGGCCAGTGATCACGTAGAGAGCGGTACGCCACGCCTGGGTGGAGTAGAGCAGCGCGAACAGCGACGTGACCAGGGTGAGACCGAGCTGCGTCCACAGTGCCGCCTCCGAGTCATCGAGCACGCCGAAGGCGAGCAGGAACGCGGTGACACCAGCCACCAGCCGATAGAACGCCTCACGCTGTCCCTCGGGGATCGCGGCGCGGAGCTTGTCGAGAACCGTATTGTCGGTGGTCATCACTTGGCCTCCTGGGCTGCCTGGATGCGAGCGAGCGTGTCGGCCTTCGAGCGTGCCCCGTCGAGGTCGATGCCCTCGGCGCGGGCGTAGGCGCGCAGGTCATCGAGCTTCCACTCGTCGGTCGGGACCAGCTTGGTCTCAGCCGGGGTCGGTTCGAGCACAGCCGGGGTCGCCGGTTCGATGGTCGTCGGCTCGTCGCTGGTGACGGTCAGAGGCGCGTCGTCTGCCGCCTCATCGTCGTCCTCCGGGGCGTTCTCGCCTTCGACGGACGTGGAGATGGGCGAGAGATCCTCGACCGGCTCACGGCCCGTAGACCAGACGTTGCGCGAGCTGGTCGCCTCCGGGCTGCCGGTGGTCTGGCCTGCGCTCGCCAGCCGATCCGCCGAGCCGGTGTCGCCGCGCACCAGGGTGCCAGCCTCGTCGATCAGGCCCGCCTCTCGCGCGTTGCCCTCGGGAACGCGGTACTGACGGCGCGGGCCGGATCGGGTCAGGGTCTCGATGGTCTCGGGGCCACCGATCTCGAGGAGCTTCTGGAGCGCAGGGCCTCGCAGCGAGCGGTCCACGAAGTCGAGGGTGGCGAACCCACCGTCGATCTCGGCGATGATTCCTTCAGGCATGGTCTCTCCTAGGTCAGCCACGCCGTGGCGATGGCCTTCTCGTATCCGATGACGACGCTGCGTTCGGCGACAGCGGCGAAGGTGTTGGTGCGCGCCTCGACGGTATCTCGGACCACGGCCTCGTCTCGCCAACCATAGGTCGGGGAGGTGGCGATCATCGCCTTGCCGAGGCCATCGACGTACCCGCCACCGAACACCCAGGTATGCCCGAGCGGGGTCCGCAGCGAGCCGCCGGTGCGAACGATCAGGTTGTGCCGCTGGGCGTCAGCGGCCACCGCCGCGCTGGCATGGATGAGACCGAGGGTGTTGGTCTTGGCGAGCTGGGCCTCCAGATGGCCCACCGCACCCACGATGTCGTCGGCGGGCGGTCCGGCGGGGGCGTCGGCGATCAGACGCGTGGCGATCTCGCGCTCGACGGCGACCTGCTCGATGAGCCGGAGGTTCTGCTGCACCCGCACGCGGACCTCGGCCTGGCTCGGTGCGGTGAGGTCGCACTGGTCATATGCCCAGACAGTGAGCGCATCGAACGGGTCATCAGGCACCGGGCGAGTGCCGTACTTCAGGTCGTCCTCACCTGGCTCGCCGCACCAGTCGGCTGCCCAGATGCCGAACGCGGACTCACCGCCGTAGTTGTTCGGGCGGACCTCCACCCCGCCTGCCAGCCAGCGCGGCACCGCGGTGTCGTTCCAGGTGGTCACGGCGTAGAGGCCGGTCGGGCTGGGATTGACCAGCGGTGCCTCGAAGCGCACCGGGTCGAGGATGGGGGTGGTCATGCGCTCTCCTATGGTGAACGGGATCAGATCGTTGACGGTCACCTAACCCCTTTCCAAGAAAATCGAGAGCGGGCGGTGATGGACGGCCTCGGGTTGTCCATCACCGCCCGCTCTCGGGTCCACTGGCTAGGCCAGGGGCTACGGGGTCACTGCGGGCTGCGGGCTACCGGCATTGTCGGTGACCCACTGGCGTGCGCCGATCGCGCCGCTGACCTGGAGGGGCACGCGCACCAGGATCGACTGGTTGCAACGCTTGCCGACCGCGATGGCGTCCTCGGTGAAGAACCGCGTGTAGCGGTTCACCTGGAGCTGCTCCTTCGGGTACATGACGCCCATCTCGATCACGTTGCTCATCGAGCGGAACCAGGTGCCCGCCGGGTACATCAGCACGTCCACGGTGTCGGGCCAGGTCACCGTGTCCAGGTGACCGGGCAGACCCGTCGCGCGGCTCTGCCAGTCGCCGACGAACTGGAGCGCGATGTTGCGCGCGGTCAGCCAGCCGGTGATCTCGGCGTCGGAGACCGAGAGCACGTCGCGGCCATCCCGCATCGCCAGGTCGGCGCGCAGCACCTCATGGAGCCATGCCGGTGCCACGCCCTCGATGGTGGCGGTGCGAGCCAGGCCCTTGTTGAGGCGCAGGTTCACCGCCTGGAGGGCGAGCGAGTTGAGCACCGAGGCAGCCGAGCCGATGATCGAGGCGGGCGGGATCACCTTGGGCGTGCCCGACCCTGCCACCATGTCGTTGATCGTGCGGCGGCTGATGGCGCGCAGGTGCTCTGCGGCCAGCGAGCGCATGAACCACTCGATCAGTTCCGGCCAGCCCTGGGTCTGGAGGATGCCTGCCTCGACGCAGTAGCCCACCGCGTTGAGACGGATCTCCTCGAACTCGTCCGGGCAAGGGATGCTGACGCATTCCTTGATCGCGGTCGGGTTCCCATCGACGTCAACAGCTTCGAGCTGCGGCTCGGTGAAGAAGAACTCGAAGCTCTCGAAGATCGCCGAGAGGTCCGGCTCGACCGGCCAGCGGATGCCGCCGCGGTTGATCGTCAGCTCGGGGAGCGAGATCAGATCCACCGCGTCGGGCACGTCGCAGAAGTCGTAGAGCTGCTCGGACGGGGCACACCAGCCACCCGCCGCGGTGAGCGACTGGGCGGTGACGGCCTGGCCGTTGACCTGGCTGGTGACGCGCTCGATCTCGGCGACCAGCGCGTGGCTGTCCTCGATGAGCGGCACGTCGCGCTCCAGGCGGGCGAGGCCCTGGCTGAAGTAGTTCCCGGTCGGCTTGGCAGCCGCCGAGCGCGCACGGCGCGACCCGGAGCGAACCGAGTCGATGGCGCGGGCCAGCTCGGCGAAGCCGACTCGACCTTCGCGGTATCCGGGGGCGTCGGGTGCCATGACCCATCCCGGCTCGCGCTGATCGGCGTCGTCGGGGGTCTCGGCGTCACCGGGCTGTACGCCCGAGAAGCTGACCGGGCGCTGCTGGGCAGCGGCGGTCACCGTCTCGCGCTGTTCGGCGTCGGTGCTCTCGGAGTCGTTGTCGCCGTCCTCGTCGCCACCGTCCTCATCGCCACCGTCCTCCTGGACCTGGCTGAGCAGGTCGGCGGCGGCAGCCTGGCGAGCCTCGGCGGCGTCGCTGATGTTCTGGCGGGCGTCGTTGATGGTGCCGAGCGACTCGACCAGATAGCGCAGGCGCTCCACGTCGGTGTCGCTGAGATCCTCGCCCGCCTCGTGGCGTGCGCGGATGACGTTGATCTCGGACTGGGCCGACGCTGCGAGGTCGTTCAGGGCCTCGGTGCTGGTGGGCAGCTCGTCGGGGAGTTCAAACGGGTCCACAGCGGGTCCGTCCTCTCGGTCAGATGTTCGTCTGTCGTTGCGTCGATCGTCACGGCCCGCAGCCAGTCTGACTATCTGGTCGCAGACCGTAATCGGTCAGGGTGCAGGGGCGGTCTCGGTCGTGCGGACCAGCCGCTTGATCGTGCCGCCACCGGCTGCCCGGACCTCGGCCTTGGCCTCGAAGATCGACATCAGCGGGGCGTCCTCGGGCGTGGTGTCGCCGTTGGGGTAGGTGACCAGGTAGCCCAGGGTCTCCCCGCCTGCGGTGGTCGGGCGGCGCTTGCCGCAGTTGCAGCCCACGTCACTCTCCTGCCTGGGCGAACAGCCCGTCGATCTCGGCCTTGCGTTCGGCTGCCCGAGTGTCGGGCACCTTCGAGAGCAGGCTCGACACGTCGTAGACCCGCTTGGCCTTCGCGTCCTCCTCGCGGGTCGCCATGATCGTCTGGCGCACGATGTCGGCGACGGCCTCGGGGGTCATCGCGGTGGAGGCGTCGGCGTCGCGGCTCGGCCCCATCGCGGCGACCAGCGAGAGCGGACGACCCTGGGCATCGGTGGCACCGCGCACCGCGTACCCCGGAGTGTTCACCGCGAGCGCGGCGTACAGCTCCAAACGACCCCGGTAGGCCCGCCAGTCGCCCGAGAGCGGCGAGGACAGACCCTCCTCGATCTGCTCAGCGGTGGCCCAGGGCGCAGCCACGCCCGAGACCCACACGCCGTAGGCGTCCTCGCCGACGTTCACCAGGGCGAAGCAGGTGCCGGTGTTGTCGTAGTGGGCAGCCGCCACCGGACCCGAGGCGTTCGGGTCGGCGCAGTGCCCGGTGCCCACGGTCAGTCGCCCGACCGGGATCGAGGTGCCGTCGTCCAGGCGCACCGGCGGGCTGGTGAGGAACTGGCTGTACTCGCTCGCCGAGCGCGGCACCATCACGCACTCGTTCTGGATGGAGCGGTGGCATTCGCCGTAGCAGGCGAGGTGACCGAAGATGTGCCCGTTGTCGTCCATCTGGATCGGCGTCGGGCCGGTCAGCCGGGGATCGGAGAACATCGAGGCGGCGTAGGTACGGGGGCGGAACTCAGCAGCCGCGCTGGCGACCAGCGACACGGCGCGTTCCTCGCGCTCGCTGTTGAGCGAGATCGAGGTCTGGCCGAACGCGGGGGTCGAGACCAGCGTCGTGCCGATCAGCTCGGCGCTGGTGACGGTCTGGTACACCTTCGCATCGGCGGGCAGGTCCCACCACTCCTCCTCGGTGATCTCGTTGCCATCCTCGTCGGTGAGGATCCACTCGGTGTCGGCGAGATCGACGCTAGGGCCGGTGATGCCGTGGGCGATCTGCTCGGCTGCCTCGTTGGCTTCGTCGGAGTTGAGCAGGTAGCCCGAGCCGAGCACCTTCCCGTCGGCGACCTCGGCGCTCTCGATCACGCCCACGGTGAAGGCGTCGAGGTGGCCCATGCTCGACTGCTTGACCCACATCAGCGGCAGCGGGAAGGCCCGGAACCGCATGTCGATGTCGGCGCTGAGCACGCGCCCATCGCTGGTCGATTCGCCGATCAGGGCGATCACCGAGTTGGTGAAGGTGCGGAACATGGTCGAGCTGTCACCGCCCTCGGTCTCGGTGGCCTCGTCGTCGGCTGCCAGGGTGGCTGTGGTGCTCTCGTCGCGGTCCATCGCGGTGATCTCCTCGTTGTCGGTCTGGTCGGCAGCGTAACCCGCGGCAGTGATCGGGTCGCGTGCCCGCGGGTTGCCCTCTTCGAGCCGCCGCCTGATCTCATCCTCCTGCGACCCCTCGCGGTTGCGGGCGGTCGAGTCGCGCCCATCCAGGCGCTCGGTGTGCCGGTCGATCTCGGCGGGGAGGTCATCGGTGGCCGCGACGATGCCGACGCGGCAGCGACAGTTGCGGGTCTCGGCGTCCGATCCTCGAGGATCGGCGGGGTAGCGCAGGTCGTCGCGCCCGATGGCGAACGTACCGTCGAGCGGAGCGCGCTGGCCGTCGGCTGCCCAGTGGGTGCGCCGGGTCTTCGAGTCGAGGGTGGCGATCCAGATCTTCTCCAGGCCCTCGTCTTCGCTCTCCTCGGCGGCGGTGACCACCGCGTGGTTCTGCACCGAGGCGGCGACCTCAGACTGGAGGCGGGCGAGGTCGGCCATCTCGGGTGAGTCCGGGACGATGATCTCGCGCATCTTCGCCCGGATCTCCACCTGGTCGGTGAGATCCTTGGTCGCTGTGGCGAGCTTGCCTGCCACCGCAGCCGGGGCGCGGGCGATGAGCCGTCGGCTGAACTCGGTGATCTCGTCGCGCTTGGCACGCAGCACCGGGTCGCGCTCGATCCGGGTCGCGGCCTCCCAGACCTCATCGACGTGGCTGCCGATGTGCTTGGAGACCACCGCAGCCACGGCGGGGTCGATCGAGGCGGGGCGCTCATCGTCGGCCTCGGGCAGCTCGGCGTCGATCTGGCGCATCGAATGGACGATGGTCGCCGCCCACAGCAGCGAGATCCCGGCGACGATCATCGCCTCAGACAGGCTCTCCCAGGCGCTCTGGGACTCCCCGTTGGTCACTGCGTCGGGATCAGGCGGCAGCTCTCCTGAGGCCGTGAGGCTCGGGAGAGCGAGGTTCTGGGCGGTGATCGCCCACTCGTTGAGCGCGCCGAGGTACAGCTCCTCGATCGCGGCCTCTCCCGCCGCAGCGAAGTCGAGCGGCTGGTCGATGAGCATCAGGCGTCCACCACCGTCCGGGTCAGTTCCTTGGTCAGATGACGACGCACGTGGAAGCGCACGCGCTCAGGGCTGATGCCCAGCCGCCGCAGCGCGTCCTCCTCCAGCGAGGCATCCCAGCCCTTGATCAGCGCAGGCACCTCGGGCGAGCGCACCGGGTCCATGTAGCGGTGGGTCTCATGCAACGGCACCGACCGCAGCCGATTGTGGTCGGCTCGGGAGCGCCGCCGCTTCCCGGCCAGCTCCAGGGCGCGGGCGACCATGACCTCGATCACCGCGGTCTCGGCGGTGTTGGCAGGCCCGTCGTCAGGCTCATCGCCCTCGGTATCCGGCTCGGACTCGGCATCGACCGGCTCATCGTCGGGTTCCTCGTCGCCCTGTTCGACGGCGGGTGCCGGTGCAGGGGCGGCGATCTCCACGTTGTCGCCGAGCAGCGGGAGCAGCGTCGAGATCAGCTCAGGCTTCGCCGAGACCCGATCGCGCGCCCAGTCCTGCCAGCCGGTGAGGGTCGAGAAGTCGTAGCCCGTATCGCCCAGCCCGAGGAACTCGCGGTATGCCTCGGCGGTGATCGCGCCCCGATCGAAGGCGCTGGTCGCCTCGTCGGTCAAGTCCGGATCCGCGGTGAGCACCGAGGCGTCGTACCAGAGAATGTACTGGGTCGGGTCGATCCCCTCGGCGATCAGCAGCTTGCTCATCGCCTGGGAGTAGAGCGCCTGGCAGATCGTCTCGATCGGCGGCGAAATGTGCAGGCGCACATCATCATCGCCGATCTGCCACGCCGACCAGTGGTTCGAGTTCGACCCCAGGCCCAGCAGGCGCTCGGGGGTCACGTCCAGGCCCATCGCCAGCCGCGCGATGGCGTCGTTGCGGGTCTTGATGGCGATCTCGGTGACGCTGTTGTCGAACTTCAGGTGGCTGACGTTCTTCACCGCCTCACCCGGCACGGCGGCGAACATCGGGATGAGCGCGGCGAGGGAGTCCTCGTCGTCGTAGGCGGTCGAGGCGACCTGGTAGAGCAGCTCTTGGAGCTGGCCGACGGCGCTGGCTCCGGCGAACTCCGGGGCGATCTCGGGCGCGTCAGGAGCACCGGGACCGCGGCTCGGGGTGATCTGATTCTGGCTCGGCAGGCTCATCTCCTGCGGCACGAACACCACGCCGTTGCCGATCAGGCGCGACTTCGAGGCGTTGCTGATGGTCTTGGTCGTCCGCACGATCTCGCGCAGCGGGTCCAACGTCGCCCGCACCGGGGAGTCGGCCTGCTTGGCTCGCCGGGGCCGGGGGTTCCAGACGCGGAACATCGAGTCCGCGGGCTTGCGGAGGATGTACTCTTCGCCGCTGGGCCGCTCGATGATGGTGTCGTTCTGCCGGGTCTTGATCTCATCACGCGACAGGGCCAGCCACTCCTCGCCCTCGGGCGGGTGGATGATGACCACCCAGGTCTCACCGGGCACCGTCAGGCACTCGACCATGCGGCGAAGGAGCTGGGCCTGACCGAGCGGCCCGCCCGCGATGGCTCGGGCGATCTCCTGCACGCGGGCGTTGTCGGTGCCTCCGGTGGGCAGCCCGGTCTCGGGGTCGATGTCGGAGGCGATCAGACGCACGCGCGAGCAGCTCGACGCCCGCCATCCCACGTAATAACGCAGCTCGCCGACGGAATCGAGCATCTCCCAGGCGTCGTCCTGCCAGTTGTCCCGGCTGCCTCCCATCGAGGACTTGAACGACTTGGATGGGTCGTCGATGGGCTGCGAGGCAGCGGTCAGCGAGGTGCGCTCGACCGCGCCGCGAGGGCGACGAACGATGCGGTACGAGGGAGCGGTCACAGGTTAACGGTAGCTGTGCCGGGTGTTAGTCCCCAGCAACAACCTCTTCGATCTCCATGTCCTCGTCGGCGGTCAGGCCCGCGAACGCTCCGACCAGGTGCGAGGTCGCCAGGGCGATGCCGATCAACGCCCACCACGGCCAGCCGATGATCAGGACCGGGATGATGGCCGAGGCCAGGGCCACCCAGAATCCGACGCACCAGGGGCAGGTGACGAAATAGACGACCTTCGACTCAGGCCCGAACACCTTCACGATGGCGATACGTGGGGTGTCGAGCACCGTGTCGTAGTTGATCAGCCGCACCACCCGCATCACCGCGAGGACATAGATCACCAGCACCAGAACCGTCATCCCGAGACTCATGTACGGGAGCCTACCTCGTCCGGGTAGAATGCCTACATGCCTCGGACTATTCTCGGACTCGACCTCAGCCTCACCGACACCGGCGTCTGCCGCATCACCCCCGACGGGATCGGCACGCGCCGCGTCCGCACGAAGGCCGACGGGACCACCTACGCCTCGATCTCAAGTCGGATCAGAACGATCTCGACCGCGCTGAAGGATGAGGTCGCCCAGACCCGCCCGGACCTGGTGGTGATCGAGTCGCCGTCGTTCGCCTCGACCACCGGACAGGCCCATACCCGAGCGTGGCTGTGGGGGAAGATCTACGACCAGATCCACAGCGGGGGCATCGAGGTCGTCACCGCCTCTCCTGCGGCGGTGAAGATGTACGCCACCGGGAAGGGCAACGCCGACAAGGACGTGGTGCTGGCCTCGGTGATCAAGCGCTACGCCGACATCGACATCACCAACAACAACGTCGCCGACGCGGTGGTGCTCGCCGCCATCGGCGCGCGGCTGAAGGGTGAGCCGATCGAGGACGGCGGTCTGCCGAAGACCCACCTGCGCGCGCTCGACAAACTCGCCTGGTGACTATCCGCCGATCTTCCGCCGCATCCAGGCAGGCGCTTCGGTGGGCCGGGTGTTCACCGGGTCGGCGAAGGAGGTCGTCGAGGACGAGAGCTTCGAGAGTCGGTCGTGGAGGATCACGCCCGCCGCCACCCGGTCGGGCTGGTGCTGCCCCGGCTGCCAGAGCACGGCCTGATCGACGAACACCGCCAGCCGATGCTCCAGCACCGCGGTGCGCTTGGTCTCCAGCGATTGACGCAGCAGCGCCGAGCGCGCGACGGCATCGCCCTTGCCCGTCCATCTGTGGACCACGAACGGGAGCTGGAGCAGCGAGCGGCGCTCCCACTCGGCGAGCGGTACCTCGCGCTTGACCTTGCGCCGCGCCTCAGCCCTGATGTCGCGCAGGGCGGCGGCGAGCACGTTGATGTAGGTCTGGGCAGCCGAGTACGCCTCCAGCGCGATCTCGCGGGCCTCGATCTCCAGGGCCAGCCGTACCGCGCGCTTGCCCCACTGATCCGAGGTGTAGGTGCCCGACCAGTCCTCGGTGAAGATCACACGTCCATCCTGGGCGAGCACTCCGCCCAGGATGCCGGTCTCGTCGCCCTTGCCGCTGTCTGCCGGGTCGATGGCGACGACCGTGGCGACAGGATGCTCGGGCAGTTCCAGCTCGGGAGGATCGAACCAGGCCCGGTCAAACATGCCTCCCGAGGGCGGCGCGGGCGCTCCCTGGTAGAGCGCATACCAGACCCGCTCGCCGACCTTGCGCCGCGTCGCCACGAAGTCACGTTTGACCTCGGGGGTGTCACGCGCCGAGATCATCGGGGTGCCAGGCTCTCGCCCGAGCGAATCCTTGATCCCCTCCTCGGCGATGGCGGGGATATTGATGTGCTTCCAGGTCCGCTCGGCAGGCGGTAGCTCCTGCTCGGCGGCGAGGATCTCACCGGCGAGATCGTTGGGATGCCAGCGGGTCTGGATCAGGATGATCGACGCCTGCGGCGACAGACGGGTCATGGCGACCGAGCGCATCCAGTCGCTGACTTTCTTACGGTGAGCCACCGAGTCGGCCTCGGTCGGACCCTTGTACGGGTCGTCGATGATGAGCAGGTCAGCGGGGCGACCAGTCACCGAGGAGTTCAGACCGACGGCGACCAGACCACCGCGGCCCTCGGCCACTCCCCACGAGTTGATCCGGCCCTTGCCGCGCTTGATCGACAGGCCGATCCGGTCCTCGATGACCGCGCCGGTGAGCTGGTCGGTGACGCCCGCGCCGTTGGTCTCGATGATGGTCCGGGCGGCGATCGAGTGCTCGGAGGCCAGCTCGTCGCCGTAGGTGGCGAGGATGATCTTCGTATGGGGATTGAGCTGGAGCGCGCGCACCGGGGTGACCACCGCCGCCAGGGTGGACTTACCCTCCTGGGGCGACATCGTGATCATCAGGTTGCGCCCAGGCTCGCGCAGAGCGCGCTCAATCGCAGCGGAGATGAGCTTGACCGCGGGGGTCTGGACGAACCCAGGGATCACCGCAGAGGCCAGGTCAGCGGGCGAGCTGTACTGCCGCTTCAGCGACTCTCGGCGTTTGGCCGACTTCATCCATTCGAGGAACGCCTGCTTTTGCTCCGGGGGCCAGCTCCGGGCGTCGGTGTAGATCCGCTCGACCGCCTCGGGCATGACGGTGCCCGAGGCGTCGAGCAGCTCGATCGGGAACGGTGAGGGATCGCCCTCGCCGTCGAGTCCGACCGACTTGGGACGTGGCCTACCGGGTGGCATCTCGGTGGGCGGCGACGATCAGATCGTGCTCGTCGGGGGTGACCAGTCCATGTACCGCTCGGGTGGTCGTCGCCGCGTTCGGCTCGGCTGCCCCGCGCAGGCTCATGCACTGATGCTGGGCGGTGATGAGCACCACCGCCCCGCTCGGGCGCAGGCGGTGAGCGATGGCCTCGACGGTCTGCGCACCGATCCGCTCCTGCACCTGGAGGCGGGCGGCGTAGCCCTGGAGCACGCGGGCGAGCTTGCTCAGGCCGACGACCGGCTGCCCCGGCGTCGGGCGATAGGCCACCGTCGCGGTGCCCATGAACGGCAGCATGTGGTGGGCGCAGGTCGAGACCAGCCGGATGCCCGAGACGATCACCAGGCCCGGATCATCCGGGGCGCTGAAGGTGACCTCCAGGTGGTCGGCGGGGTCCTCGCGGTATCCCCAGAGCATGTCGTTCCATGCCTTCGCCACCCGATCGGGGGTGCGCGCGGTGTGGTCGCCCTCGTCCACGCCGAGGGCGTCGAGCAGCGACTTGACCGCGCCCGCGGCATCGGCGAGGTCGGGCAGGTGGTCCATCGTCACGTCTACGTCCCCTTCGTGTCGCCCCACGCCATCACGTGGAGTCGGTGGCTGGCGTTGATGCCGAGGTCGGCTGCCGCTCGGGCGATCGTAGGCCAGCGCCGTGCCAGGGTCTCGGCGTCGATGCCCTCGGGCATGACCCAGATCCGCTGCCTCGGGATGCCGTGGGCCTCGGCGCGCTGCACGGCCTCGATCACATCGGCCTCGTCGGTCACCACGACCTTCCAGATCGAGGACGACACCTGCGCCCAGCCCGACCACGGCGTGGGGTCTTGGCTGCGCTTGTGCTCGCCCGCGTTGGGCAGCTTGGGCGAGACGGTGAAGTGATCGACCAGCACCTGGGTCGAGGGCAGCGGCTCGACGGTGCCGTTGGTCTCGATGTGGATCTCGCGCCCGTTGCGCTTCAGCATGGCGAGCAGCGCGGCGAAGGCGTGCCCGCGCTGGTGCATCAGCGGTTCGCCGCCGGAGACCACCACCGGGATCGGGCCACCGGGCAGCTCACTGAGCCGCCACTCGATCTCGGCGATCGAGGTCATCGGGTTCTCGACCTTCAGGTCGAAGCGCGAGGCGTCCCAGGTGTAGGGGGTGTCGCACCAGGAGCAGCTCAGGTTGCAGCCGCCCAGGCGGATGAAGCACACCGCCCGACCGGCATACGGGCCTTCGCCCTGGAGGGTGCTAGGTAGGCCCGAAGACTTCACTCACGGGAAGCGTCCTCGGACCTACGGGCATCACCTCCAGCTCGACGCGCTCGTTGGTACTCACGGCTGCGGATGCGGTCGCACTCGGCGCACCGCCGTGTGATCGTTCCGTCACGCTTCACCCTCTCTTTCCAGTCTCGGTGCCCTGCCGGGCACGTCGTAATCATCTGCCTCTCGCGCCATAGGTACCGTTACCGAACTCATGCTCGCCAGGTGGCCGCGTTGCGGTAGCCCTCCTGCACCCGCACCGACAGCGGCCAGCGGCCCACCGTCTCGGCGGTGACCGAGGCGAGGTGGGCGGCGATGGCCTCGGTGGTCGGCTTGGTGTCCATCACCAGGTGGCGCAGATCCTCGGCGGCGAGGTAGCCGCGGAAGGGATCATCGTGGGCGACGGCGAACCCATGATCGAGCATCCCGTCGATGTACCCGCCCACCGCGCTCTTGACCGCGCCGAACTCCAGCTCGCCGTCGTCGTTGGGCAGCTCGACATCGGCAATCCAGTTGTGTCCGTGAATGTTTCGGCACTTCTCGCCGCCGCCCTCCAGCCCGAGGATGCGGTGGCCCATCGGCCATCGGAACGTTAGGGTGATCGAGGTGCTCATCTGCTGGGCCTCCAAGGCGGCGATGTGGGCGGCGGCAAACGGGCTGCACGCCGTGAGGATCTGGACGATGTTCAGGCGACGCCGCACTGGGTCCGCCAGTAGTCGCGGTCGCGGTAGTGGGTCGGGTCGTCCAGGCCCGCATCGTGGATCGCCTCGGCGCGCTCGACGCAGGTGCCGCAGCGCCCGCAGTGCATCTCGCCGCCCTCGTAGCAGCTCCAGGTGTCGCCGATCGGCACGTCGAGCTGACCGGCGATCCGGGCGATGTCGGTCTTGGTCGAGTGGACGAAGGGCGCGGCGATCGAGACCCCGCAGGAGAGCTGGGTCGCGGTGTCGAGCGCGGCGATGAACTCGGGGCGGCAGTCGGCATAGACCGCGTGGTCTCCGGCGTGGACGGCGGTGACCACGTACTCATGCCCGCGGGCTGAGGCGATCCCGGCAGCCGCCGAGAGCATCGTGGCGTTGCGGTTGGGCACCACGGTGATTGCCATGTTCGCCTCGGCGTAGTGGCCGTGGGGCACCGCGATGTCGGAGCTGGTCAGCGCCGAGCCGACGCTCGCGCCGAACGCCTTCAGGTCGAGCCGGTGCAGCTTGATCCCGAGCACGTCGGCGATGATCTGCGCCGAGCGGTACTCGCGGACGTGGCGCTGGCCGTAGTCCACGAACACCGCCTCGTCGGCATGGGTGACGAAGGCGGCGGTGGACGAATCGAGTCCTCCCGAGAGGAGGGCGAGGGTGGTCATGCGGTCTCTCCAGTCTGCTCATCGGTCTCGGCGATGGCCTCCTGGAAGGTCGGGACATCGACCTCCAGAATCCCGCCCACAGCCAGGTGCTGGTGCGGGCCTGCCATCAGGCGTTCGATCTGCACGTTCTCCATGCCCTCACCGACGCCAGGGGTGCCCACCGCGAGATGCTGGTGAGGACCATCGACGATCATCCCGGCGATCATGTCGGCGTGATGGTCGGCTGCCGAGGGCAGGGCGAGGTGCTGGTGTGGCCCCGAGGGGCGGCGATCGAACTGACCCCACTTCGGGGTCGAGATGGGACTGCGACGGTGCAGCCGTCGGAAGTGCTGCTCCTGGACCGAGGCAGACAGCAGCGACAACCGGACGATGGTGGGGCGGTTGGCCCCGTTGGAGTACGCGGCGTCGCGGGGGTTGACCCCGTAGTGCTCGCGCATGATCCGGGCGACCTCAGGCTCGTAGGTGCCCGAGCCATTCATCACCACGGTGTGGGCCTTGCCGGTGTGGGGGTCGCGGATGACCAGCCGCCCGTAGCGGTAGCTCGACGACCAGCCCGAGGAGTCCACCGAGAACCACGGCAGTTGCATGATCCGCGGCGAGGTGACGCCCCAACCGTGAAAGCGCATGTCCGGGTGATGATCTCGGGCGTACTTGAACATCGTGATGATCCAGCGCATCTGCCTCGGGACCGGCTTGCCGACCAGCCCGCCCAGGCCCACGAAGTCAACGCCGCGCTCGGCGTAGTAATCGAGATCGGTTGGCGGGGCACCGAAGTGGACCGTCGGCACTGCCTCGATCCCGTAGTCATCGACCATCTGATGCCAGTTGCGCCGGGTGCCGTCGCGGTCGCCGATCACGTCGAGTGACGCCGCCCAGCAGAACCGATCCTGCCACCGCAGAATCCACTCGCTGAGTTCCTTGACCGAGATCGACGCCCCGGCGTTCATCGCCGAGAACGCCCCGGAGTCCGCGGCGATCCGGTACCCGGCGAACCTGTCGATGTCGAAGTCTTTGTAGAAGTGATAGCTGGTCAGGAGGTTGCGCGGCGGCGCGATGGTGGTCGTGGTCACTGCGCCGACCCGTCGAGCAGCGCGAGCATGGCGCGGCTGTCGTCGGAGTAGCCCTTGCGGTGATCGTTCCAGGCGTCGAGGGCGATCGGCGACAGGTCGAGCTTCAGCTTGGCGAAGCCGTCCTCCTCGGTCGGGTCGCCGTATTCGTCGGCCAGGTCATCGAGGCCGGTCGGCCCGTTGGCGAGGTCGGAGAGCATCTCCAGATCAGCGTCGGTGTAGCCCGTGCCGTCGAGGTCGCCACCCAGGGAATCGACCAGCTCGAAGAGCAGGTCGTGGTCGTAGCTGCCCTTCTCGGCGGTGCGGTTGTCGGCGAGCACGATGCGGCGGCAGCGGTCGTCGTCCACGTCGAGCCAGTGGACGAGAACGCTGGCCCAGCGCTCATCGTCGGGGTAGCTCTCGGCGAGATCCCGGATCGCCATCAGGGTGTGGTTGCCTGCCAGCACCTCGTTGGGTCGCCCGGTGTGGGTTCCCTTGTTGACCACGATGGGCCGATACTGGCCGTGGGCCTTCAGGCTGCCAGCGATCGTGGCGACATCACCGCGGCGAGCGTTGCGGTGGTAGGTGTTCAGGTCAGACGGGGAGACCGAGGTCGGTGCTGCTTTCGAGGCCAT